CGTTACAGCAGTAACTGTTGCGGCGAATGCAATTAATTCAAACGTGATTGTTTCGAATGCTATTGTCGCTGGACTTATCGCGACAAACGCTGTCACGGCCGGCGCTGTAGCCGCAAATGCGATTACAGCTGGAACGGTAGCAGCGAATGCAGTAACGGCTGGCGCGATAGCTGCTAATGCCGTTACAGCAGTAACCGTTGCGGCAAACGCGATCAATTCAAACGTGATCGTTTCAAACGCTATTGTCGCCGGACTAATTGCAGCCAATGCTGTTGTGACGGATTGTTTGGCGGCAAATGCTGTTGTTGCCGGCAAAGTCGCTGCAAACGCAATCACGACCGATACCATTGTCGCCAATGCAATCGTCACCGGCAAGATATCTGTTGGCGGTGTAGAAACAACAAATATATCTGCATATGCTGTCTCTAGGGTCGCGGCGTTATCTGATACGGATGGAGATGTTTCTGTAACAGTCTCGACCATAGGTGGAGCATCAGTGTGTATTCTCGGATTATTTAACGGCGTGCTAAATACCGGCTCTTCATCTGCAACGCTAAAAATATATGTTGATGGCGTTGAGCAAGATAGCGCAGATATATTTGCGGACGCATCAAACTCCCCTGTTGTCGCTCCGCCTTTTGGGACTTTATATGCCGCGAATAGCTCTGGAGGCACACCTTATTACGGGTTTGTCCCGTGGGTTTTTAGTGGAAACAGAAATTTATACCCCAGAAGTATCCAATATAATTACCTTGTTCCTGTCGGAACAACTTCAATTGTTGTTAGATTATTAGCCTCTGTTGTATCTGAAGTGAGTATTCTTGTTTGGGAGTTGAAAAGATGACAGTAAAGGTATTTTTGCGATATACCGAAGATGGAAAGATAAAAGGTCAGGGTTATGAAGAAGAAATATATATTAATGAAAGAAAAGCTAGAGGAGAGTTGATATTAGAAATACCAACTCAAATAAACTATAAAAAACATAAGTTAGATATGGAGACGATGACTGTCGTTCCTAAGACTGAAGAAGAAATTGAGGCAGAGCGTCCTAAGCCTTATGTTGTTCCTCAAATTCAAGTTCCAAATTTACTCACTTCTTCTCAGGAATAGTTAAATGGATTGGAAAGCAATTCTCAAAAAGATCGCGCCAAACGGCAAGCAGGCGATCATCGATGGCTTGGCTGCGGCCATGCCGGAAGTCATCAAGGTCGGCAATCTGACAAACTCGGAGCGCATTGCGCAGTTTCTTGCTCAGGTCGCGCACGAAAGCGACGGCTTCAAAACGACGGTCGAATATGCGAGCGGCAAAGCCTATAATGGCCGCGCCGATCTCGGCAATCGCCCCGGCACCAATGACGGCGTGACCTACAAAGGTCGCGGTCTGATTCAGCTCACGGGTCGCAGCAATTATGCGACCATGGGCAAGAAGCTGGGCGTCGACTTTATCAACAATCCAAACCTTGCCGCGCAATTCCCTTATGCCGCCATCACGGCTGCGCAGTTCTGGTCCGACAAGAACCTGAACGTCTATGCCGACGTCGGCGACATCAACGCCATCACAAGGAGGATCAACGGCGGCTACAATGGCCTCGCTGACCGCAAAATGTATCTGGCGCGCGCCAAGGATGAGGTCTCCGACACGAAAATGGCGCAGCGCCGTCTAGCGGAGCTCAACTACCCGCCGGGCGGCGTTGATGGCGTCTCCGGCCCGCTGACGCGCTCGGCCATTCGCGACTTTCAGGATGCGGCGCAGCTCCCCGTCTCTGGCGTTCTGGACTATGCCACGAAGCGCGCGCTCTTTGCCGATAACGCGCCGACGCGCCCCGTCTCCAAGGAGCGTGCGCAGCTTGGCGTCGCCGACCTTGTGGCGAAGGGCTCTGAAGTCGTGCAGGGCACGCAGGAAGCCAAAAAGGGCATTGTCGGCGCGGGCATTGCGACGGCTGCTGGCGCGGCCGGCCAGATCAAGGAAATATCCGGACAGGTCGCCGAGATCAAAGAAGGTCTGCAATCTGGGGCCGGAACGCTCGAGCTCTTGAAAGATTATTGGTATATCGCGGTCATCCTGCTGCTGACTGTGCTCTGCTGCTATCTCCTCTGGCGCGCCTACGATGGGGCCAATAAGGCTGAATCCGCGCGCGTCAAAAACGCCCGCACCGGCGCGAATGTGAGGGTATAATGCCATTTATAGGCTCGATCCTGACGGCCATCTTCCAGCTGTTTTTGAGCCGCCCGGGGCAACTTATTCTCGCATTCAGCGTCGCATGGACGTGGTCATGGTGGAGAACCGATGCGCATTGGCGCTCGGTCATTGCCGCAGAAAAGGCGGAGATTGAGCTCAGATATCAGGTGGAGATCGCAAGACAGGCGGAGGCCGCGCGCGAGATCGCCGAAGCGGCGACGACGCGCGTCTCTGAAGAGCTTGAGCTCAATGCCGACCTGAAGGCCAAGATCGAGAGATACGCAAATGCCGAAAAGAAGTTTCATGACGCTGGTTGCTTTATTGACGATGACTTTGCTGGCGTCGTGCAAAAGCTCTCCCCCGGACTTCGCGCGGCCAAACCTGCCGCAGGCTCCGGAAAACTTCGGAAAGCCCGTTGAGCTCCCGGGCGCGGTGAAGGGAAAGAGCGTGCGCGTTTTCGCGCTTGAGAATCGCGCGGCGGCCATCACCGCCAACAAACGCCTCGAGAACGATGCTCAATTTTATTCTGACGTTCGCAGGCAGTTCGGCGCGCAAGAATGACTTGGTGCCTGAAATGGTGTAAACATTAAGCTTCGGAGCTGGGGAGCTATAAATGACAACTGGCTTGTCATATGACGGGACGGTGGCCGGCACGACCAGCTATATCTCGCAGATCGCGACAATGGCTGTCGTCGCCGAGACCGACCCTAATTTTCTGATCGTCCTTCCGCAGATGATCACCTATGCGGAAAACCGGATATATCGTGACGTCGACTTCCTGTTCACGTCGATCTCGACCACGGCCTATTCTTTGGTCTATGGCACGCGCACGATCAGCGTCCCGCAGGGCACGATCGTCGTTCCGGAGCAGATCAACCTTTTGACCCCTGCCGGCTCGATCAATCCTGACGCTTGCACGCGCGTCCCGCTTTTGCCGACGACGAAGGAATATCTCGACGCCGTCTATGGCGATGCGACCGCGACCGGCCAGCCGAAGTTCTTTGTCCCGTTTGACGACTACACCTTCCTTGTCGGCCCGTATCCCGACAACACCTATCGCGTCGAGCTTGTCGGCACCTATCGCCCAGAAAGCATGTCGTCGACGAACAAGACCACGTTCATCAGCCTGTATCTGCCTGACGTGTTCATCATGGCGAGCATGATTTATATCGCCGGCTATCAGCGCAACTTCAGCAGCGCGCTTGGCAATGACCCGCAGATGCCGATCAATTACGAGACGCAGTATCAGGCGTTGCTGAAGAGCGCGGTCTCCGAAGAGAACCGCAAAAAGTTCGAGGCCGCCGCGTGGTCGTCTCAGTCGGCGTCTACTACCGCAACGCCGACGAGGTAATCGCGTATGCCGCATTCAACGCTCAAATTACAGCCGGGCGTCGACCAGAATAAAACTCTGGCGTTGAACGAAGCCGCGATCTCGGTGACGAACCTTGTTCGCTTTATCCCCGACCGCAGTGGCCTTGGCCTTGTGCAGAAGCTCGGCGGATGGACAAAGTTTTTCCCGACTTCGATCGGCTCAATCGTGCGCGCGCTTTGGGCGTGGGAAGATATCAATTCTACTTCGCATCTTTCAGTAGGATGTGAGGCGACTTCTGTATCCGGCAACGCGCTTTCCGTCATCACAAATGGTTCGCGCGCTGTCATCACGCCAAGAACGACGACTGACAATGTTGCGATATCGTCGCCGACGTCGGGCTTCAGCACGACGATCAGCAGTAGCACTGTCAATGTGCACGCGCCTAGTTCTAATCTCGATAGCCTTGATTCTGTATATATCCAGACTCAAGTAAGCGTTGGCGGATTGATACTTTTCGGCACCTACAATGTGACCGCAGTCGACGCGAACAACTTTACAATAACTGCGCGAGATGCTCTTGGTGCCCCCAAAAATGCGACATCGACAGTCACAGATGGCGGCGCGGTTCCGACATTTACGACGCAGATCAATTCGCCGTTTGTCACTGTTACTATGGCGGACCACAATTATGCTGTTGGCGACACTTTCCCTGTTCTTATATCAACTACTGTCGGCGGTGTGACGATATACGGCAACTACACCGTCACGCAGGTCAGCTCATCATCTCAATTTGTCATCACGGCCGCCAACTCTGCGACAAGCAATGCCGGCCCGTCTGGCGAGAATGGCGGTCTGGCTCGACTGCTTTATTACAATACGCCCGGGCCGCCTTCGACTGGCACAGGATATGGCGTCGGCGGCTATGGCGCTGGCGGCTATGGCACTGGCGTCGCGCCGCCTGTTGGCGATACCGGCACGCCGATTGATGCGGATGATTGGACGCTCGACAATTGGGGCGAAGTTCTTATCGCATGCCCTGTTGGCGAACAGATTTTCCAGTGGAGCCCGTCGACCGGCACGGTCACAGCGTCGATCATCACCAACGCGCCTCCGGTCAATGACGGCGTTTTCGTCGCCATGCCGCAACGTCAGATCATTGCATGGGGCTCGACGTTCACCGGCATTCAAGACCCGCTTTTGATCCGTTGGTGCGACGTCAACAATTACGATGATTGGATCGCGACGATCTCCAATCAGGCCGGCTCCTATCGCTTGCCGAAGGGCTCAAAGATTGTCGCTTGTATTCAGGGACCGCAGCAGGGCCTTGTGTGGACGGACTTGAGCGTCTGGGCCATGCAGTATGTCGGGCCGCCCTTCGTCTATCAGTTCAACGAAATTGGCACGGGCTGCGGGCTCATCGGCCGCAAGGCGGCGGCGTCAATGAACGGCATCGTTTATTGGATGGGCCAGAGCCAATTTTTCCGTCTTGGAGCAAATGGCGTCGAGCCTATTCGCTGCCCTATCTGGGACGTGATTTTCCAAGACCTCGACACGACTAATTTGAACAAAATCCGCATCGCGCCAAACTCACGTTTCGGCGAGATCGCTTGGTATTACCCGACGAATAGCAATGGCGGCGAAGTCAGCCACTACGTCAAATACAATGTTTTGCTTGATCAATGGGACTTTGGCGAACTGGCGCGCACGGCGTGGATCAATGAATCTGTCTTTGGGCCGCCGATCGGCGCGAGCACAAACGAGTTCATTTACCAGCACGAGACGTCGACAGATGCTGACGGGCAAGCGCTAAACGCCAGCTTCCAGACCGGCTACTTCGTCATATCTGACGGAGAGTATAAGGTTTTCGTCGATCAGGTCTGGCCTGACATGAAATGGGGCTACTACGGCGGCACGCAGAATGCGACCGTTTTGCTGACGTTTTATGTGACGGATTATCCCGGCAACACGGCGACGGCATATGGCCCCTTCACATTGACGCAGGCGACGGAATTTGTGACGCCGCGCTTCCGCGGTCGTCTCATGTCGATCAGCATTCAAAGCAATGACGTTGGGTCGTTCTGGCGTATCGGCGCAATGCGTTATCGCTTCCAGCAGGATGGGAAATTCTGATGGCCGATTTGAATGACGTCGTCACAGTTCAGAAGAATGGCGTCATCGCCATCAACAATCTGAACCAGACGGAAACGAATGCGTGGATTGATACGACTACGACGCCCGGCGTTCCGTATCTCAAAACAATCAGCGACAATGTCGCCATCATTGCAGCGGGCGCTGCGACGTCGATCACATCATCCGTTGCTTCTTCTCTGACGCTTGTCATTGCAGGGACAGGGACGCTGTTTAACTTTTCTGTTGTTGTTGCTGGAACAACAAACGGCATGATTTACAACTCTGCGACGACTGGCGGCATATCGGCTTCGAATGCTTTGACGATGACGCCAAACACCGGCGGCGTATTTGTCGTGTCGCCTATTCGCTTTACGAATGGCCTTGTCATTTCACCGGGCACGGGCCAGTCGGTGAACGTCACTTACGCGCTGGATGCATAACATGCCTCTCAAACAGGGCTCATCTCAAAAGACCATCAGCAGCAACATCGCAGAGATGGTGCGCGCTGGTCATCCAAGGGACCAGTCGATAGCAGCTGCGCTATCTACGGCGCGCAAGTCTCGCGCTTCAGGCGGAAGCGTCGATGACAAAGTTTTTGTCGGCCCTATTCACAGCTCTGTCGCTGGCCGCACAGATCATCTTCCGATCAATGTGCCGTCGGGCTCCTACGTTATCCCCGCCGACATCATCTCGGCGATGGGTGAAGGAAACACCATGGCCGGCTTCCGTGTCGCCAACAAAGTGTTTGGGATGCAGGAACGCGGCGAGCAGCCCCCGGTTGAAGTCATCGTCGCAGGCGGCGAATACATCATTGCGCCGGAGAATGTTTCCGACCGCATCGGCGGCGGGGACATGGCGATTGGGCACAAGAACCTCGATGACTTTGTAATGAAGTATCGAGAGCAAACCGTTCAGACCCTGAAGAAACTTCCGGGGCCGAAAAAAGATTAACTTCATGCGAAAAGGGACATAGCATGAGCGAAGAAGTTGTTGTGAGAGTTGGGACACCGGATGACGTTCACGCGATCATGGAATTGAGCATGATGGCTTGCTCTGAAAATGGCGTCTCATCGGCAAATCCAGAGCGCGTTTTGTATGAACTTTGGCCTTCCTTGCATCAATCAAACGGAATTGTTGGCGTCATTGGCGACCCGGGCAAACAGCTAGAAGGCTTTGTTTTGCTTAGAATGGGAACGCTATGGTATAGTGATTCCCCAATAGTCGAAGAAAGAATTGTCTTTGTGCATCCCAAATATCGGAGCGCAAAAGGCGGCCGCGCAAGGAAGCTGTGTGAGTTCAGCAAGAAAGCGGCCGATGAACTTGGTATGCCTTTGGTTATTGGTATTGTTTCCAATAGCCGCACGAAGAGTAAAGTAAGACTGTATGAGCGGGTTTTTGGTGAACCTGCTGGAGCTTTCTTCCTTTATGGCGCGCGCACCGGGGCATGGAGCGGCAAAGACGCGGTGAGCTAATGCATGCCAATATAAAAATTTGCTGCAGATGCAAAACTGGAAAAGATTTATCCGATTTTAACTCGGACAAATCCTTCAATGATAAGTTGCGCCCCTTTTGTCGTGAATGCTCAAAAAAAGAATGGAAAAATAGATATGAGAAAAATAAATTAAATGAAAGCGAGCGCAAATCCGCATTTTATCAAAAAAACAAAATGTCTATTTTGGCAAAAACATCTATCTGGCTCAAAGAAAACTCCGGATATGGAAGATCAAAGGTCGCCTTTCAAAGAGCCGCAAGAAGGAAGGCGGCTCCAGTTTGGTTGACCAACATTCACCTGCAGCAAATTAGGTGGTATTATCAAGCAGCTGCAATGATGTTTGAGACTACCGGCATACCCCATGATGTAGACCACATTTATCCAATTAAAGGGATAAATTTTAGCGGTCTTCATGTTCCTTGGAATCTGAGAGTCATCCGATCTTCGGAAAACAGGTCAAAAGGGAATAAGGTGCCGGGTAATGAAAAGGCCGCCTTCGGGCTCTAGGGGAGTGTTGACAATTGTGCGGTAAAGGCTCTTCACAACCCTCTATGCCAATTCCGTTCGGCGGCAGCATGCCTGTCACGTCGTCACAGTCGGTGACAGTGCCGCCGGAAGTTCTTGCGCGATACAACGCGATCAACGCGCGCGCAGATCAGACGGCGAACCAGCCATTTACTCCCTATTCGCAAGACCCGAACGCTTTTGTCTCGCCGCTGTCTCAGTCGCAGCAGGCGGCGATTCAAAACATCAATCAGATACAGGGCATGACGCAGCCCTACTATCAGCAGGCGACGCAGATGGCCGGCGCATCGACGCAGGGCGTCTATGACCCGCGCATTGCGCAGATTTCGTCGCCTTATTATCAGCAGGCGGCCGCCGGCGCGCAGAACGCCATGCAGGGCGTCGCCGACTATGGCGTCGCGGGCCTTTCGTCTCCTTACTATCAGCAGGCGGGCAATCTTGGCCTTGGCGCTGCGCAGGGCGTAGCCAATCAGGGCGTCGCCCAAATTTCAGACCCCTATTATCAGCAGGCGCAGCAAATGACCGGCATGGCCGGACAGGTGCAGGTGCCGCAGCTCGGGGCGGCCGACATTCAAAAATATATGTCGCCGTATATGCAGCAGATCATCGACCCGACCATGCAGGCGCTTCGCCAGCAGCAAGAACAGGCCATGTCGGGTCAGACCGGCAACGCCATTCGCGCTGGCGCTTTCGGCGGCGACCGTGCGGCGATCGCGGCGGCGCAGCTCGCCGGCCAGCAGCAGCTCGCGCAGGGCCAGACGCTCGGCGGCTTGCTTCAGCAGGGCTATGGGCAGGCGCTCTCGACCGCGCAGCAACAGCAGGGCGTGCGGCAGGCCGAAATGGCCCGCATCCTTCAGGCCGGCCGCCAGCAGGCGGATATCGGCACGATGGCGCGGCAGGCTTATGAACAGCAGCAGGGCCTTCGTCAGGCCGACCTTGCGCGTCAGCTGCAGGTCGCCCAGCAGCAGCAGGGCCTCGGCACGGCCGCTCGTCAGGCATACGAACAGCAGCAGGCGCTGCAACAGGCAGACCTTCAGCGTCAGATCGCGGCTGCGCAGCAGCTCACGACGACCGGCACCGCGGCGCGTCAGGCGGAAGAGCAGCAGCAGGCGATCCAGCAGGCCGACCTCGCGCGCATGCAGTCGGCGGCGCAACTCATGGGCACGCTTGGCACTGGCGCGCAGACGGCGGCGCTCGCCGCCGCGCAGGCGCAGCTTGGCGCTGGCGCGGTCGAGCAGCAGACGGGTCAGGCCGGCCTCGACGCGCTTCTCAATCAGTTCCAGCAAGAACGCTCCTATCCCTTCCAAGTCTCGCAGTTCTTGGCGAACATCGGCCTTGGCACCGGCGCGGCCTCCGGCTCGACGACGACTACGGCGCAGGCGCAGCCCTTCTTCTCCGATCGTCGCCTGAAAGAGGGCGTCGGCGCGGCCATGGCGCAAGGCGGCACGCCCGAGCGCGTTGGCGAGCTCAACAGCGGCGAAGGCGTCTACAGCTATCGTCTGACGGACCCGCGCACGGGCGAGAAGGGCCCGGCGCAGATCGGGCTCATGTCTGACGAAGTGCGCCCGGACGCCGTGACGCGCGACCCGCAAACCGGCTACGACATGGTCGACTATGACCGTGCGACGGCCAACGCCCGCATGGGCGGCGCGGTCATCGACATGGAGCCGGGTAAGGATTATTCGCGCGGCGGCTATGCCCGCGGCGGCGTTGGCTTCGCCTATAACTCCCCCGACAGCCTCGAATCCCAGATGGGCCGCATCCTTGCGATGCAGGAAGGCATGTATAAGGGCCAGAAAGGCGGCGTAGGCTCGCTCATGTCGACGGCAGGCTATGTGCCGCTCGCGGAGATTTCACCGCATCGCATGCTCGAGCCTGCCTCTGCGCCGGCTCCTTTGACGCCGGAATCCAGCAAGATCATGAGCGGCATCCAGAGCGCCTCGAGCCTTGCCGGCGGTCTTGATAAGCTGCACGACCTTTATGAAAAATACACGGAACATTCGCATGGCGGCGTCGCCGGCTATGCCCGCGGCGGCGGCGACGACAGCGTCATCCCCGAGGAGGCGCTTCGCCCGATCGATGTCGAGTTCTTAAAGCCTGCGGCCCCGCCGCCGGCGGCCAAGCGCCCGGAAGACGACAGCATGCTCGACAAGGCGTCTGGCTTCGTTGACAAGGCCGGCAAACTGGCGTCGACCGCCGGCACCGTCTATTCGCTTGGCAAAGCCGCAATGGCGGCCGCGCCGTATGTCATGAGCATGTTCTCCGACCGTCGCCTAAAAGAAGGTCTTGGCCGGGCTGAAGGCGGCGCGCGCGACGAAGAGGAGCTCTTCGATCGCATGCTCATGCGCGAATCCGGAAAGAAGCAACTCGACAAAGAAGGCCGGCCGTTGACGTCGCCGAAGGGCGCGATCGGCATTGCGCAGGTCATGCCGGGAACGGCTCCGGAGGCGGCGAAGCTCGCCGGCCTGCCGTTTGATGAGCAGCGCTACAAGACCGACGAGGACTACAATAAGGCGCTTGGCAAAGCCTACTTCAATGCGCAGGTGGAGCGCTTTGGCTCCCCCGAGATCGCGGCGGCCGCCTATAACGCCGGCCCCGCGCGCGTGCAGAAGGCGCTTGAGAAAGCCGATTTGAGTGGCGGCAGCTATCTCGATTATCTGCCGTCCGAGACACAGAAGTATGTCGCTGGCGTTGGCGGCGGCGCGCGCACCGCGAGCCATGAAATGCCCACGAACGCTCGTTCCTTCTATGCGACGACAGCACCCGATAAGGGGCTTGGCGCAGCCGTTCCGAAGCCGACGATCGTACCGTCGACGGAAGCTGCTTCCGAGCAGGGCAAAGGCATTGGCGACTTCCTGACGAGCAAAGAGTTCATTATCCCGGCGCTCACCGGCCTTGGCGCTATGGCGTCGTCGCCGAGCCGCTATCTTGGCTCTGCGATCCTGCAGGGCGTCGGCGCTGGCGCGCAGTCCTATCTCGACGTGCTCGGCAAAGAGACCGAGATGGCGAAGAAGGCGGCCGAGACCGGCGAGATCAAGACCCGCACCGGCACGCAGGCTATGGAGACCGAGAAGCGCAAGGCGGAGACGCTGCGCGAGCTGCAGAGCCTCTACAAAGACGCTTTCTTCGATCGCGGCGGCATTCAGATGGTTCGCCTTGCGAATGGCAGCGCCATGTCGCTTTACGAATGGATGAAGCGCCCGACGGCTGTTTGGGGTCAGGCCGGCGAGCAGACGCCGACCGGCGGCGAAGTTCCTGCCGGCGGCGCGCCAGAAGCGCCCGGCGCGAAACCGATCAGCGTTGCGCCCGAAAAGGTCACGGTCGCCCCCGGCATTGGCTGGGACGACAAATCGATGAGCAGCGCGCAGTCCGAGCTCGGCATGTTGAACACTCCCGGCAAGGAGGCGCTGCAGGCGCGCTCGGCCGAGTATCGCAACATGGTCGACAAGGAAGCCGAAGGCGCGCGCGACCAGAAGCTGTTTAACAATGAAGTCGCCGGCATCATTTCTGAGATGGCGTCTAAGACCGGCGCGCAGACGCCCGGCGCGACCGGCTCAATGCGCGCGATGATCATCAATTACGGCAACACGATCTCGCGTGCGGCCGGCATGGGCGATCAGTTTGGCGATGCGGACAGCTCGCAGGCGATCCTCGACAAGATCAATACGCTCGCCGGCGAGGCGCGCGTTTCGTCGGCCGGCCAGCAGGCGCTTGGCAGTCTGACGAAGGTTATCGGCGCTTATCCGAACCTCGACCAGCCGCCGCGCGCCTCGACGTTCAACGCTGCGTCGAACATGGTCAATGCGCAGATGAAGCTCGATCGCCAGCAGCATGCGGATGCATATGGGCAGACAAGCGGCCAGCTTTACTCGCGCGCTGGCGTCGACTTCAAGCGCGCCAATACGCCAGCGAAGAACCGCAAAGAGATCGACGCGCTGCAGTCGGTCATGATGCGCGATCCGCAAGCGTTCGCCGCGATGGTCTCGGGTCGCATCGATCCGTCGCACATAGAAGAATATTTCAGCGACAGAGCGCACGGCGGCCTGAAGGGCATGAGCCGCTACTTCGGAGACTGATATGCCGGTTACAACGGAAGAAGACGCCCGAAGCAAAAACCCGCTCTACAATCGCGAGCTCCTGAAAGATATCATGGGCTCGCCCGTGCTCGAGTTGCCGACGCCAAAGCCTGAAGGGGCCCCGGCAAAGCAGCCTGCGCCCGCGCCGGCGCAAGGCGCGCCGAAGCTGAATTGGTCTGACGTCCCCGGCGAAGCGGCAAAGAACCTTGGCCCGAGCTTGGTCGGCGTTGGCGAATCCATGGTCGCGCCAATCCTGCATCCGCTCGACACGGCAACGTCGATGGCGTCGCTCGGCAAAGGCGCTTACTCGAAAGCAAAAGGCGCGCTTGGCTTCGAGCAAGAGGCCGGCCAGAAAGCAAAGGACGAAGCGTCGTTTAATGCGGCCGTCGACTTCTACAAACAGCGCTACGGGACTGAAGAGGGCTTCAAGGAAGCTCTCGCAAAAGACCCTGCCGGCGTTGCCGCGGACCTCTCGACATTCCTCACGGGCGGCGGCTCTGCAGCGGCGCGCCTGCCGGGCAAGCTCGCCAAGGTCGGCGAGGCCGCGAAGTATGTTGGCACGGCCGGCCCGATTGGCGAAGCCGTGCAGAAGACGACGGAAGCCGCGACGAAGGGACTCGCAAGGGTCGCGTCTGCGCCCACGTCTGCGATCTTCTCTTTCACGGCCGGCAAGCCGTTCAAGACGATGCAGGACGCGGCGCGCGCCGGTTTTGAGCACAATCCTGAATTTATCCGTCACCTTGCTGGCGAAGGCTCGCCTGACGAAATCGTCAACCGCGTTGAAGGCGCGATCTCGACGATCGCCGACAAGCGCAGCAAAGACTACATCGCCGGAATGAAAGACCCGACGGCGAGCACCGTCCCTCTGGGTTACGGCAACATCGACACGGCGATCAATTCGTCGGTGCCGAAGTTCACGCATCTCGGCAAGGTCTATAATCAGGAAGCCAAGAACGCTTTCGACAAAGCCGTCGCCAAGGTCGAAGAGTGGCGCAATCAGCCGGCGCAGGCCGGCGCGCACACGATCGAAGACATGGACAAGCTGAAACGCTCGCTTGATGAAATTCATGTCGAATACAGCAAGGACTTTGGCGCTGATAGCCCGGCGGCGCGCGTCGTCTCTGACATTCGGCGTTCTGTCTTCGACACGATCAAGGCGCAAGACCCGCGCTATGCCGAGGTCATGGAGCGCTATGCTGACGCCACGCGCCAGCTGAAGGAAATGCGCAAAGACCTTCTCGGCGGCAAGAGCACGACGGTCGGCGCGAAGATGCGAAAAATGCTTTCCAAGGGCCTCGACAAGGCGCACAAGGAAGAGCTCATGCGCGAGCTCGAGACGATCGATCCGGATATCGGCTACGCTCTCGCCGGCCATGAGCTTTCTAGCTTCATGCCGCAGGGCTTGCTTGGCCGCATCATGGCTGGAGGTCTGCCGCTGGCCGCCGGCGCGATGACGTTCAATCCTTTCTCAATCGCCGCTGGCGCTGCATCGTCTCCGATGCTGACAGGCGCGGCGCAATACGGCCTTGGCGCAACGCTTGGCCTTCCGTCAAAAGTCTCTCCGGCTATTCCCTACTTTGCCGGCGAGATGAAAGAGCGCGCCGAAGAGCGCTCGAAGCATGCCTCTGGCGGCAAGGTCGGCCGTGGAATGACGGCTGACATGATCATTGCCGCAGTGAAGCGCGCGCATAATCATGGTAAGAATGAAACGGAAGACATGCTGAATCTTCCCGACGAGAGCGTCGCAAAAGCGCTCGACATCGCCAAGCGCGGCATATGAGGTAAGAGATGACGAGCAAGACAGGGCTGGCGCAGCCGGCGTATAACTCTGCAAGCTGGAATACGCCGCTCAACTCCAACTTCGACATCCTCGACAATGCGCTTGGCGGCGTCACGACGCTTGCGAGCACCAGCGGCACTGTCACGCTGACGTCGACGCAGTATCAGAAGGCGATCCTTTCGATCCCGTCCAGCGTCACGCTGTCAAACAATCTCATCTATCGCATCCCTTCCGGCGTCATCGGAACTTGGGTCGTCAACAATCTTTCGACGCAGAGCATTTACTCGATCGTGATCGAGTCGGCCGGCGGCGGCACAAGCCTCACGCTATCTCCGCTCTCGGCGACGTATGTCACAAGCGACGGCACCAATATCTATAACGCCGCCAATCCGTCATACCCGATCGCGCTTTCGTTTATCTCGCAGCAGGCTTCCGCGACGGACTATCGCGCCAATACGACGGCGACGAAGTTTCTCAATCCGAATGGCGTTTGGAACGCCATGTCGGAAGTGACGCTGACGGACTCTGCGACGATCTCTTGGGATATGTCGACCGGCTTTGACTTCATTGTCACGCTCGGCGGCAACCGCATCATGGCTGCACCTACAAACACAAAAGTTGGACAAAAGGGCCGCTTGATCATTGCGCAGGACGCCTCCGGCGGCCGCACAATATCGTCATGGAATGGCGCGTATGACTTCGCTAGCGGCGTTGCGCCGACGCTGAACACGGCGGCGTCTGCGATCAATGTGCTCTATTATGACGTGCGCAGTTCTGGCTCAATCTTCATCCTGTCTGCTGGCGTCTTCTCGTAAGGACAAACATGCTTCCCGGCATCATCCCTGTTGGCGTCACGGTCCCGGCGTTCTCTTACAATGAGGGCTTCACCGGCTCCGTGACCGACGGCGGCACGGCGACGATCACCATGACGACGTCGCCGTCACAGTATCGCTGGGTCGTCATCAGCGCCGCCTTTGGACAGTCGACGACGAATAATTCCTATCTCATCAACATCGCCGTTAATGGCTCTCCATTGACCGAGATATATGCGGCGACGTCTGCTGACGCGAGCGGCGTTGGATCATGCTCGACGTCGCACATTCCTGTGAATGTCCCGTCGGGCACAAGCTTCACGCTGACGCTCTCGAACGGCGGCGGCTTTGACATGAATTACACCGTTGGCGTTTTTACGATCCCGACGATAGGCATGCAGGTCGTAGCAAATGCTGCTGACTATGGCTCAAACAACTTTTCTTTTGCGGGCCCGCAATATCTTGGCGGCCTCGTTATCTGCAGCCAATTTGCGCAGGGCGGCTCCGGAACATGGGCAACCATGACTTATCAGGACGCGACAAAAGTTCCGGTCGCGTCTGCGGTGCAAGAATCGCTGGCTTATGTTTATCCGCCGGTCAATGGCACCTTCAACGTCGTCGCGAGCAATACGGGAACGTATAACCGTATTGTCGCGATATCGACGTGGGCTCCGGCCTAGCTCTTTCTGGCAGGCGTATAGCAGATCGAAAGATGCGTCGCGCAGTATGAATGCTGCGAGATCGGGTCGCCGCAATATCGAACCGGCTTTCCTTCGCCCGTGACTATGAACCGGCAAGATTTGTTGGTCAGTTCATGGATTTCCAAGTTCGTTCTTTTGGAGGCCGGCAGCTGGCGCTCCATGAACGACATGATCTTTTTGGGCGCTTTCTTTGCCACGTTGTTTCCGCCCCACCGGGCCTCCCGCAAGGGAACGCCGTTTGCGCGCTGTCTTGCTACAAAGCCCATAACAGAGTTGCGGGTGATGCTCAATTGGTTGGATATGTCACCGCTACTCAGACCTGCCTGCCATAAATCAATAATCTTTCTTTTTGTCTCTTCTGGCATTGCGTTCGACATTTTTCACCGTCCTGCATTCAATACGAAAAGTGGTTACATTTTCACATACGACGGGGCTTGGCGTTCCGCCCCCATTGTAAAACATGCCGCCTTCCGGCGGACGTTCACAGGCGGAAAGCATTAGTGCAAGGAGAATGATTATGCGAGCCATCTTGCCACCATACCAATAACAAGAGCGCAGACAGCGACGGTGATCAAGACAATTCCAAAATCTTCGTATGTCTGATCTTGTGGCGCGCCCGGCGATTTGAACCGTTTGCTTTCGATGCTCATCGCCGTTTCGATGGCGAGGCGCATCGCATATGCTTCTCCGACATTCGCGCCGATGGCGTTGTCGTATTCATCCAAAGCGGCCTTGACCGCCTTATCCGATAGGTTCGTGGGCTTCAACATTTTCGTCTCCTCCGCAGACGAGCTCGCGGAGGACCGTGATATCGTCTTTTGGGTAAACGGGTAGTCCCTCCCCCGTCCATTGATACAAGCTTGCGTAAGCGCAATGGGGCGGCCCAAGATCATTTGAATATTCCCAGCCAAGCGCCTCAAACTTCTTTTGCCGGCTATGCGGAACATATGCAAAAATCTTCTCTGACATGGTCATCCCAAAAAACTGCGCCCCTTATTCAGGGGCGCAATAATATCACTTGTTTCTGCCGTTAGGAACTTTGGCCCTTACGGGCTCGTCAGCAATCTCTGGGGCATCTGTGGCCGGCTCCAGAGTGCCTGTGGAGTTCAGCAAAGCCAGCTTCTTTTCGATGGAATCCAATATAGGATTTTCGCTAGCTTGCTGCGGTGCAACAAGGGGAAAGCCTTCCGTCTGCGGATTGATCTCCTCTACGCGCGCGAGGTGCAGGAGGTCAAAGATAGCATTAACGCGACGGCCATCGTCGTCCGTCCACGGGCCGCCGTCGCGGCCATAGGCGACGCGCATCTCGCGCACCGAGTTCATCGCGACCGAATAGGCTCGACGCTCAATTTGATCTTCAGTGTAGGTCTGTTGTGAGAGATATGCGGTATTCATTTCATTTTTCCTTTCTATCGATGTCGATTGACTTCTTACCAAATCCAAAGTTTCTGCTGACCTTGTCTATGTTTCGCTTGTATTCCCTCCTTGCGTCTATGAACAAAGCAATTGCAATGACGAGCATCACTGCTGCAGCCGTAAGCAATGCAATAGCAAACGCCATCATTTTGCTTCCTCGCGAAACATTTTCATGAACGCGAGATAGTTTATCCCGTCATCATAGCTGTCGCTATATTGCGGGTCTTCCGGAATGCGCCCCAGCTTTACTGCAAGCAATATCGCCGCGACGTCATATCTTGACGTTTCAGTTCCTCTGACAACGGTCGCGATCTTTGCGATGCGTGAAAAGTTTATGCCGGCGTCGCCGTATAACCTACCGCGTTCAGATATCAATTCCGCTGCATTGCGCAGCGTTTCTTCAGGTGTTTCCAGCGGCTCTTTTGTCATAGTGCATAAGCGCCTTGATCTTTCCGACATACTGATGATTGAGAGCGACATTGCCGCGGCTGTAGTAACTGCCGTCGTTTGGGTTTTTATACAGCTCTTCGACGATGATAAAGTCATCTCGCATCAACAGGCCAACAAACTCATCGAGAGTTTCTGCTGAATGCTCGACAGTCATTTGATGCACCAGATTACCTGAATAACTTGGCATGTTCATCGTCACAAGAAAACGCATGTCGATCCTTTATAAAGTGGCGGGGGCGGCTGTTCGCTACGCAGCTTCCGCTTATTCGGCACTCGCGATATGCCTTTATCGCCCCCTACTTTTACGGCTACTTAGCCGAAATCATCTTCGCTCGCAGCCGGCGGGGCAGCGCGCGAGGAGCCCGTAGAAGGCGCAGTCGAAGTCGCCGTGACAGTCACGGTCTCTTCTTCAGAAGTAGAAGCTCCACGCGGCGAGAACGTCAGATCGGCAGGGCGTGCAACCCAGCCCGTGATCTTAAATTCAGGCTCATAGTTCGTCGACTTCTTCGCGCCTTCGCCCGTCGTGCGCGGCTTGACGCCAGTCAGCGCAATCACCGGCAGCTTGCCAGCGTTGCTCTTCACGCCTTCCTCATACTCGACATGCAAACGCTTTGCAGCCTCGAGGAACGCGCCGGCAGTCGACGCGAGCTCGCGGATGTCGCCGCCGCAATCCTTGCCAAGCTTAATCACGAAACGCACGCCAGCCTTATAGTCGCCTTTCGGGTCGACGATCGGCCTGCGGTCGTAATAGCGCGACAGCTTGAAGTCAGGAGCGGAGCCAGCCGCAAAGCGGATATAACCAACCTCGACGTTCTCAAAGTCAAAAACAGCCTTGAAGCTGTTGGTGATATCAATCGAATGATTCTCACCGTCTTCACGGTCAACGCGAGCCATACGACCAGCGCGCGCATCATACTTCACGATCGGCAGGAAGTTGCCATCGCCACCGCCAGCGCGGTCAAAGAAACCATCAAAACCAGCCATAGTCGTTACCTTTCACAGTGCGCCGTGATCTAGCCCACGGCATGCTCTTGCCCGCTGTTGGGCGAAGCTCTTTGTTCTATTAATCGCCGCATGTTTTTTATAACGGTCATTTGATGAATTATATCATCAAAGTTTTCCGTAACATTAATGCGATCTCCTCCATCAACCGATATGACGGTGAAAAAACTGCGATCAAGTTTTTGGCTTGGAGATATATTCACTATCTTGTTCTCTCTAATAATTACATGAGTATTATTAGGATATGAAGTTAGAACAAGATATCCAAGCTCGTTTGGGTGTAGTTGTTTCATACTAAATGCCCCACACTTCAAACGCAGCTTGCCGCGTTGCAGGGTCGTTAAAGTAAAAGCTCTCGAGATCAGGAACAACCATCGACGCGAGCTCCATAGGGTCATCGCTTGTCGATAGAAAAGCTTGGATCGCCTTGGCGATGTTCTCCAATGCCCTTATGTGTTCCGGCACGTTCTCCAGATGATACGTCGCACACTTTTTTGGCGTGACGTAGGTAAGTCTTGCATCCAGATTGCCGCCCTTCGCCGCAGCGTATAGGGCAACTTGACGGGCGTGAGGGATTTTAATCTGTGACGGAAGCGCATGTGTCGTCTTCAAATCCACTAGAATGTTGTGGTTCGCCCATTCAATGTCATAGAAACCGAGAAGCGGCACTTGCAGTCCCTCAACTCGATACTCGACCTTTCCTTGTGTTGAAGTCGGTCGGCCATACGGTTTAAGCTCCGCGAGAGCAATCTTAACCATATCGCCAACCGCCGCACGCTCTTTCTCGCGACGCGGGTCGTTAGACATTGCTGTGAGACGCCAAAATTCTTCGTCGGCATGCTTAACGCACTCATCGACGCTTGCCCCTTCTACTAATCCCAATACAACACCGGCTTCGGCCGCAGTTCCTCGATGCGCGGCAGGCCCGACACCGTTTCTCCTTTTGAGAACCTTATCAAGCACAAACGCAGCAGGACTGCCGGCGTAGGTATTGCAGCTCGAGGGGGAAAGATGGGCTATGCCGTGGACTTCAAAAGGATTTTTCATGTGACCTCAATCTCGATTAACCGCACCGTATTTATCGCCGAAAACGTCGTCAAGAGGTCATTGACGATTATTTTGCGGGGTGTATCGTAAGCGCCCTCTTATGGATGGGTGATCGATATGTCTGAGAAAGATTACAGGGTTGAGGTCAAGGTCAGAAACAATTGGCTTCTCAAAAAGCTAGAAGAGCAAGGATACGAATCAATTGCGCAATTCGCGCGCGAAACAAAAATTCAACAATCAGCTATCAGCGCATATATAACTTTTCGCGAAACGCCAAAGAGACCCGGCGGTCAGTGGCGCGAAACTTTTCTCAAGATTGCTGAAGCCTTACGATGTTTACCCGAAGACATTTGTCCACCGCAGCATTTGGACAAAGGTCTAAAAAAGAATAAAGCTTCCTTTGAGGCCGACATTGTCGAGGTCGCTGGATATCTGTCTGGCAGCTTTGAATGTTCGAAGCCGGCGATCGAGCACATCATCAGGCGAGAGGAAGAAGCGGAGATTAGCTCAATACTCTCGCAGCGTCTGACGCCAAGGGAAGAGCGCGTTATTAGATTGCGCCATGGTCTTGTTCCGGATGGCCGCGAGAGGACGCTGCAAGAGGTGTCAAAAGAATATGATGTACATCGAGTACGCATTCGTCAGATTGAGGCAAAGGCGCTCCGCAAACTAAAGCATTTAAGGTCAAGAGGGCTTTTGCGCGATATGTCATTCGCCCCGACGGACAGTTACGCGGAACGTAAAAATCGCCACTATGTTCCGGAATGGAAGTTAAAAGAACAGAGAGAAGCTGAAGGCAAAAAGAAAAGAGACGATGAGGCGCTTCGGCGGCCTTTCACCTATGGTCAAATGATTAGATGCTTATATGGAGCTTGATCGAAATCCGTGCGAGCGCAACCAGCTATTGCTGGGTCTTGTGGGAGAAGCAACGCGGAAGCATTGGCATAACGGACTTTGTCTGGATACCGCCATGTCGGAAGCAATTGGAGAAAGATAGTGACTACCAATAATTCATTGTGCATCTTAGGCGTGGACCCCGGAATCTCCGGGGCTATTGCTTTTTACTATCCTTCGCACTCTGGGATGATTTCGGTTTACGACATGCCGTCAATCGGCAAGGAAGTGAATTGCCCAGAGCTCCGCGCCTTGATGCATCAATACCGGCCTGACTTCGCCATCATTGAGTCTGTGCACGCCATGCCGAAGCAGGGCGTCAGCAGCTCCTTCAATTTTGGCATGTCTTATGGGATGGTGCGCGGCGTCATTGCCGCGTGCGGCATTCCGCAGCATCTTGTCAGCCCGCGCAAGTGGAAGACTTATTTTGGCCTCACGGCTGATAAGGATACGTCGAGGCGGCTGGCGATCCTGACATGGCCGGAGGCCGCGCATTTCAATCGCAAGAAGGATGACGGCCGCGCAGAGGCGGCGCTTCTTGCTCTTTATGGTTCGAAAGAGATCAACAAGTAGGAGATTGATATGCATATCGTATTAGGCACGCCAATGTATGGCGGACTGTGTCATGGCACTTTCACGCAATCCGCAATGGCTTTCTCGCGAGAGCTCTATGCGCAGAACATCGGCTTCACGTCGGCGTTCATCTTCAATGAATCTTTGATCCAGCGCGCACGCAATAAGATCGCCGCGATCTTCCTGTCGATCCCAGACGCCACGCACCTCATGTTTGTCGATGGCGACATCGACTTCGATCTCAATGACGTCGTGCGCATGATCAACGCCAACAAGCCAGTCATTGTCAGCCCTGTCCCGCTCAAAGGCATTCATTGGGATCGCGTGCGGCAGGCCGCGCTTGATGGCGAAGAGAACCTCGAGGCCGTGTCTGGATATTATGCGATCAATCCTACGGTCGATGGCGAGCTGCAGGGCGGCGAGGAGCCTTTCGAGATATCGCTTGGCGGCACCGGCTTCATGCTTATCCAGCGCCACGTCTTTGAAAGCCTCATGCCGATCACAAAGAAGTATAAGAACGACCAGAGCGGCGCAGACACAATCCCAGAAATATATGATTTCTTCCGCGTCGAGATCGATGAGCCTACAGGCTCGCTGCTGTCGGAAGACTATTACTTTTGCAAATCATATAAGATGATTGGCGGCTCGATCTGGTGCGCTCCATGGCCGAAGATCGGGCACAGCGGGAACTATATGTTCACCGGCCGCTATTGCGATGCGGTTAAGGTGGACGCCATCAAAAAATAAAAAACGCCGCTGTTGGAGCAGCGGCGTTAGTTGAAGAGTTTCCCATTCCACAAGCAAGGGAGGTGTGCTCGTGAGCGATTATAATACGCGCACGCTTGCCTTCCGTCAATAAAAGAAGGCAGAGCAATGATTATCGATTTTGATGAAGAGTTCGCCGGCATTACAGACTATGCCGCCGTCTATCGCCAGCTTGGCTTGCAGGTTGTCCCGTCGATCTATCCGACGCGCAATGCGATCAATTGGAAACGCCCGGCGCTTTCGAATTGGCGTGAGTATCAAAAGGAGCTTGTCACCGATGAGAAGTTTGAGGAGTTCATGCGCGGCCATGACCTCAATCGCACAAACATCGGCATACTGACAGGCGATTGTTCTTCTCGCGTTTTCGTTGTCGACCTCGACCTGCATAAGGGCGGCGATTGCGCGATGTGGTGGTCTTGCTGTCTCGACATGCAGCAGACGGCCAGCGAGCTCGAGACGCCAACGCAGATCACGGGCGGCGGCGGATTGCAGATGCTCTTCCGCGCGCCGGCTGACTGGACTCCGCCAACGATCAAGACATCGATCGGCGTCGATATTCGCGGCGCTGGCGGCTTTGCGGTCATCGCGCCGTCGATGCATGAAAGCGGCAAGCGCTATCAGTGGGAAGAAGGCAAAGAGCCTTGGAACCTCGACATCGCCGATGCGCCGAAATGGCTGTGCGAGCAGATTGATGAGCTTGCGCAGCGCTATGGCGGCCACGCGCCTGCATCCGCCGGCGGCGTGCGCACGGCGTCTCCGGACCACATGCAGGATGGCTATGGGCATCTCGTTGACGGCCGTGAAGACTACATGGCGAAGATGATATGGGCGCGCGTCGTCGATCTCTATCGAGACAGCCCGATCATGGACAAGGCGCTCTCCGACAAGGAATGCGCGCAGCTCTTCGACGTCTATCTCAGCAAGGTCGATACGCGCATCTCCGCGGTCGATATCGGCAAGGAGGCGGCGCTCGAGCGCGAAGGCCGCGGCATCACCGCGTTCAAGGAGAAGTGGCGCGCGGCAATCAAGCAATGGGATGGCAAGGTCTCCGAGCATGCGAAGGAACATCGCGAAAAAAAGCCGGAGGCGGCGCAGGTAAACGACATCATCCAAGAGATGGTGATCAATAGTCTGGAAGAAGAATTTTCCAGCCCTGCGCCGGATAGCAGCAAAAAGGAAAAAACTTCCGGCTTCATGGAGATACTCAACCTATCCCAGATCATGGAGCTGCCGGACCCGGTCTGGCTTGTCGAAGACCTGTTCATCGAGGACGCGACGGTCTTCCTCTATGGCCCTCCCGGCTGCGGAAAGTCTTTCATCTCGCTCGATCTCGCCATGGCGCTCGCCGCCAAGAGCGTCGAGAATTGGATGGAGCGCCGAATCAATCGGCATGGGCCGATCGTCTACATCACCAACGAAGGCGTCGCGAGCCTGAAGTTCCGGCTGCGGGCGATCGAGGGCAAATACGGGCTCGAGCATGGGATGACGCCTTTCCACCTCATCCGTCGCCCGGTCAATCTCCTCAATCCGAAGGACGTCGTCGACATCATTCAGGCCATTCGCCATGAGGTCGTGATAAAGCATGGCAACCCGGTCGCGATCTTCATCGATACGCTGTCGCGCGCCATCCCGGGCTCGGACGAAAACCTCCAGAAGGACGCGACGACGGTCATTGGCTCGATCGCGACCATCAAAGGCGTCTTCAATTGCATGGCGCTGGCGGTGCACCATCAGTCCCGCGCCGGCGGCGAGAATATGCGCGGCTCAACGGTCTATGACGGCGCGGGCGACTCGAACATTCAGGTCGAAAGGGAGAAGGGCGAGCCGATCGGCCAGATGCACGCCAGAAAGATCAAGGACGCCGAGGACGGGTGGTCATCGGACTTCGAGCTGAAGAGGGTCGAGCTGGGCTTCGGAAAGGCGTCGCTGATCGTCGTGAGACCTGACATAGGCGCTACCCCACCTGCCGGGGGCAAAAACGCACCAGCGGCCAATTCTGGGGCGTTTGGAGGCCGTCAGGAGACGGGGACAGAGCCATCGATCGAGGTCTGCCGGCAGATCGTCAATTTCATCGATCAGGAGCGCCGGGATGGGGTGGCGCTGTCGAAGGAGAAGCAGACGCGCGGGGACGGCCGATATGCGCCTGACGTGATCTCGAGAAAGTTCCCGGTCGAGGCGGAGTGGGTCGAGAAGATCATCCCGCAGTGGCTCGAGAACGGCGTCATCAAGAATGAAATTCTGGATACGCGGACGAAGCAGAAGGGGCTCGCAAAGGCGCGCGGACTGTGACCTCCGCGGAGGTTTAAGTTGTTGAAGTTAAAAGGAAACGGAAGTGCGCTAAAATGACGGAAAAGTTGCTAATGTGTCGTAAGTTATTGAAATGCATGCAAAAAGGTCTTCCGCGGACCCCCCAGACCCCCCGGGGTTAATACGTTAGTATTAAAGCCCCCCTCCGAGGAGGGAGTTCCGCGGAAGATAGGACGTCCGTCAAAGGCCCCGCATTGCGGAAGGCTCCGCTTGGGCTCCGCCATTCCGCTGCGGGGGGTCGACAAGGCAGTCGGGATTGACGACGTTTTTGAGATATGCAGGGATGCTGACTTAGTGTTTTGACGTGGAGATCGGGATGGCGAGGCCGAAAGCAAACGAGAAGGTGGAGAAGGGTTTTTGGAGACGGACGGTTGAAAGCCGGACGTATCGATTTCGGGATGATGAAAGGATGGTCGCGAGCATGGCGGCGGATGGCGAGGAGGGTGGATGGGAGATTTGGGAATATGCCGGATGGTCGAGGGACCAATGGGTCAGCCTCAAGGTTTTCGATGCGAGGGCAGGCGTGGAGAGGACGGCGAAGCGGAGGGTGTATCAGGTCGGCTATTCCATGGCGCAAAGGCGGATGGCGCGGAATGTTCAGATAGCGGCGCTGGACGATTTATACCCCGACGTGGGCCAGTGGGTTCGCAAAACAATTGCGGCGATGTTTGGTAAGGATGGAGATTGATATGGCGAAGAAACCACAAAGGAAGTTGCCGCCGGCGGAAAAGGGTATCCCGGTTGCGCACACGATTATCTTCAAGTGGCAGCAGACCCCGGGCATGTATCTCGCTGGCAAGGCGTTTTTGGATGAGGCGGATAAGGTCGAGATCGAGATGACCCGCAAATGGGGGCCCGGCCGTTTGAGGCTCCTTGTGACGCCCGAGCTGCGGGAGAAGTTCGATCGGCAGCGGTATCTCAAGTCGCAGGCGATATGGGAAGGCGAGCTCGAGGACGTGCGCCGGGAGGCCGCGCGCATGGTGACGGCGTGGAACGTGCTCGACCGGCACGCGACCAGCATCAACGCCCAGCCTGTGCATCCGACGGTCTGGGAGACCCGCCTGCCATGCGGCAAGGTCGCGGCGATCGTGAAGGAGCCCGAGGCGGTGCGCCATGTGGTCGCCGAGGGACGCCACACGTTGATCTATACGCTCGATGAGATCGGCAGGCTCATAGAGGGCTTCCCCGAGCTCTGCGCCATCAAGGAGACCATACCCGGCGCAATCGTCGAGGAGCTGACGTCAAAGGTCAGAGACCCGCTCGGGGCGGCGCTGTTTGAAGATGAAGGCATCGTCGATGTGAAGCCCCCTATTGACGGCGTTGATGGCTTTGGAGAGGGTATCCCATCCAAGCTGCTAAATGATGATATCCCGTTTTGAATTGAATTAGGAGGAATCTTCCAGTGGGAAACTTTGGATACTTGCTTGCGGGCTTTGCGGCGGGTGCGATCGGCGTCTTCGCCGGCATGCCCGACGTCTCGAACAATGACTATTGCCAGCTCTACAAGGTCGATCAGAAAGCGGTCACTGCGTATGTCTTGAAGCCGCCAGTGCTTGAGACCGCGAAGTGCGAGGCGTTCTGTCCGACCCCCATGGTGAAGCCGCCGGTCGAGACGGAAAGTCAGAAACTAACCGACGAAAAGCCGGAAACAATTGAACCTGAAAAGCCAACGCGCGCTCGGCGTCACAGAAGATATCGGAGGTATTGGAGATGAGTGAAGAGCCAGAACAAGATCAGTGGATGATGTTCGCGCCAGAGATCGACATCACTGTCACAGAGTTGGCAATGATCTTTCGCGCTATGAACATCGGCGTGAAGAAAAACATTCTCGATCGCATGCCAAAGTCTGCGCAGCGTCATTTCAAAAAGCGTGAGTTGGAATATCCTGAAAAGGAAAAAGATGATGAATGACCCTGTCATCATCACCATGACGACGGTGCCGGCAAGGTTAAATACGACTTTGCCGGTCGCCCTCAAAACGCTGTGCAATCTCAATTACGATAATTATGAGCTGCACCTGAATATTCCAATGCAATATGCGCTTACAGGAGAAGAATACGAAATCACAGAGTCTTTTTGTGATGCATTCCCGAAGGTGAAAATCTTTCGAGTTGATAAAGACATGGGGCCAAAGACAAAAATTATCCCAACGCTGCAGCGCGTTAAAGATAATGAGCTAATCATCACTGCTGATGACGACATCGTGTATAATCGTGACCTTATACAATATCATTTGAAGATGCGTAAAAAGTATCCTGTCGCTGCTGTTGGCTTTTCAGGGACAAAGGACGGTCGTCTTGTCCTGACGCCAAAGGAAGATATCGAAGTCGATATATTGGATAACTATAAGACCGCTTCTTATCAGAAATGGTGGTTTGGTGAGGACTTCTACAAATATTATGCGCTTCAAAATTGGAATGATGACATTGTCGTCTCTTCCTATCTAAGGGACATTGGCGTCAAAAAGATTGTTGCGGCATATGATCAGGAAACATTCTTTGTGCCGCGCGTCGCATCTTTCCCAATTGTGCGTTTGCTGGAATCATCAGGTTCAGGTTGCGATTTGATTAGAGGTCACACGATGAAGAGCAGCAGCCCGGAGCTGCAGGAAATGTATGAGGGGGTTAAGAGATGAGTGATGGAGAAATAGTTTTTGTGAACGTCATCCTGCTGTGCATCCTCATACAGCTCATGATCATCACGGGGAAAATGAAATGAAAAGCGAAGATATAACCGGCGGCCTTGATCTTCTAGGCGACTGGCTCGACGCCAAGGGCTACACGGAAGAAGCGGGCCTATGCACGAAGGCGATGGATGAAATCAACGCGCTGCGTGAAGAATGTAGCAACCTCAAAAACGAATTGGCTAAGTGGGTAAACTACTGGCGCGACAAGGACGTTAAAGCCCTGCGGGCTGACATGACGGCCATGAATATCGCTTACGACAAGCTGTGTGAAGAAAACTCTCGGCTGCGGGAAGCAGGCAAAGATGTCGTCGATTGGTGGCTGCGCGACGGTATGAATAAATTTGACGGTGCGCCTGCCGCGATGTTTAGCCTTCGCGCGGCTCTTGGAGATACTAAATGACTGACAAGCTATTAAAAGACGCCCCCAAGAACATAGGCGACCTTTACGGCGACCCTGACACGGGGCGCATCTTTACTTGGAATGGGTCGGAGTGGATACCTGTTGAAAATGAATTTCAGAAGGCGCTGCGTGAACGTGACGCCCTGCGGGCTGAGAACGCGCGGCTGCAACAGTTAAACTGCGAGCTTATCCGCAAGGACGAGCTAGAGATTATTGAAGCCCTGCGGGCTGCGAACGCGCAACTTAAATGGGATTACGAGATTAAAGAATTGGAGAGCAAGCATCTGCGCAATGCGTTGAAAGAAACATTGGTCGTAATCAACAATGAGTTTGGCAAGGAAGCCACGGAATTGTTACGCGCCGCCCGCGCGGCGATGGGAGAGACGAAATGAGCGACATTAGCTTTTCAAAACCGATTGAGCTTTGGACGTTTGAGCCGGAGGCGGACATGACGCCGCAAGAACTGGTCGAAATGTTCATAGGTATTGCGCCTGCGGTGAAAATTCAGCTCACGAGCAATAGCACTTACGATGCGTTACCGCCAAACGTGCAGCGTCATTTTTATAAAAGGCCAATGGTCAACAGCATTGTTCGTAGCGCGGCGATGGGAGAGACGAAATGAGCGATGAAATATTGATACAAGAAATCGCATTACGCGACATGACCATTGAGTTTTTGGAAGCAGAAAACAATAAGCTGCTGACTGAGAACGACAAGCTACGGGAAGAAGCCGCATTACACCTTGGGGTGTGGGCCGTAAAATATTCTGAAATGAATAATCTCGACGGCCTGCACCCACAGCACTACGACAGATTGAAAGAGCTTGGTGCGCGACTTGATGACTTTAAGCGCGCGGCGATGGGAGAGACGAAATGAGCGATGAAATATTGATACAAGAAATCGCTGTGGCATTGGCTGACGCATATAACGAAGGCTTGAAAGAAGCCGCCGACACCATCGAAGCCCTGCGGGCTGAGAACGCGAAGCTGCTGGCGGCGTTGAAACCGTTCACGGAATTGCCGTGCGCTCACATGGTTAGGTTTAGCGGTGCGCCTGATGATTACGTCGCATCTGAAATGATACCTTACGGAATAATACGCGCCGCCCGCACAGCGATGGGAGAGACGGAATGAAGCCTGTTTCAACGGATTTGATACATACGGAATTGATACTTGCGTATATCGACGAGGTTATACGCCTGCGAGCTGAGAACGCGCGTCTGCATCAGGCCCTGCACGACATTTACGAAGTCTACGCCGGGAGTGAAGGCTTCCATCCTGAGACATGCGCGGAGGCGTATTTGCAGGATCGCATAAAGGAAATGGCATATATCGCTGCGGAGCATAAGCGCGCGGCGATGGGAGAGACGGAATGAGTGACGACAACGTGGTTACATTTTCTGGTGTGACTTATCTTGATACGCCGCCTGACCGTATTTTGCAGGAAGCCATTGGAAAAATGGCGGGTGTTGTCGTTATCGGTCTTAATAAAGACGGCTCCGAAGTTTTCAAATCATCCTACGCTGACGGGCCGGAGGTTCTATGGCTTTTGGAGCGTATGAAGAAGCGATTGCTGGAGACGGTAGATGACTGACATTGTAGAATGGCTTATCGAATACACAGAATATGACGCTGACCCTTCACACAGGAATAAATTGAAAGAAGCCGCCGACACAATAGAAGCCCTGCGGGCTGAGAACGCGGCTCTGAAAGCGGAAAACTGGGAATATGTTGCGCGTAGTTACGCCCTAATAAATATGCTGCCTGATGAAACTATGGCTGGTGAAATTCAAGATGCGCGTCGTGTCTTTGGCGGCATTGTTGAAGCCCTTCGGGCTGAGAACGCCAAGCTGAGGGAGCTGTTGAAGCCTTTTATGAAAGAAAATTTTCCCGATTATTTTGATGACGGCAGGGTGATACCAATTAGTGCTTCTTGTGGTGCGATACGCGCCGCCCGCGTGGCGATGGGAGATAGTGATGAGTGACAAAGAGAGGAGAAGGACGATGTTTAGGAGTGACATGGAATTACGCTGGAGAGAATTTCATGAGCAAAACCCCAAGGTCGAGCGCGTGCTCTTTAAGCTGGCGATCGACCTCAAGCGCAGGGGCTATACATCATATGGCTTGCCAGCGCTGTGGGAGGTGCTACGCTACAACATGGCGCTTGAAGTGCCCGGTGCAGATTGCAAATTCCCGAATGGATATAAGGCATATTATGCGCGTTTGCTGATGCTGAAATATCCGCGCTTGTCTGGATTCTTCCGGACGCATCAAATGTTTCAAAATGGTGAGCCTGACCTCTCTGATCTTGTGGAGTGAATATCGTGATGTATGTTACCAAAAAGAAAAAGTTCTATCGAATGGATGCGCTGTCTAGCATCACAGCATATGAGCTTGCGCAAATATTGCAGTCTATGGAAATATCAATAAGCGATGAGATTTATGATAATCTCAAAAAGGATATCAAGCGTCACTTCAGAGAAGAAAGGGAAGAAGAAAATGTCGATGGCTCGCGCGCCTCTGAATGTTAGTCGGCAGTTTAAGGACGTATCAAAGCTGACGCCATATGAGCAAAAGATATGGGAGCTGCATCAGCAGGGCCAAGACTCAAAACAAATCGCCGAGGCAATTGGCACGAAGCATTCATCAACAATAACGTCTAGGATGCATGTCATCAAAGAGAAGCTTGAGGTTCAAGATGACTAAGATATTCGTCCCCGATTACTGGCCCATGTTCAAATCGTCGGAGCTGCGACGTTTTGATTATGTGGATCGCACAGGCTCCATGCCGCCTATCACCAGCGTCTTTGCATATGATGCTGGCACAGACAGCATGCTCTACATCGATTACGATGCGCATCTGACGTGGAAGGACACTTGGTATTATAACGTCACCAAGGAAGGCTTGATGGAGTGGCGTGACGACTATCCCGGCAAGAAGGTCGTCATGTCGCCCGGAATCGGCTGGGGAGGTGTGCAGGATATTGGGGGCTCATATATCAATTATCCAAAGATGAGCTTCTTCCAATCGTGGCCGCCAGCAATGGCAAGCGGCATTCAGATCGTCGCATATGAACAACTGTTGCCCGATTATGGATATTGGTTGCCGGATGACGGTAGCCTTGTCGCCAAGGGCCGCAACTACAAAGACGTCCTTGTTTTTACTTACCTGCAGAGCTGGGACGGCAAGCCGGGCGGAGGCGCGCGCTATTGGATGGCGAAGGGCATAGGCCCCGTATCTGTGCAGTGGATCGCGCAAGACCCGAAAGACCCATATGGAAAGCCGTTGATCGAAACTGCGCGTATGGATGCAACAGTCACGACAGTTGGCGAAGCGCTGACGTCATGAAGATCGAGAAGATCACGACGTATGTCGTCGCAAGCTCTCCATCGCGAAGCACGTCAGAGCAAACGACGATGCGTCGCATTCCGCTCTCTCTCCCGCGCGTCCGTTGGCTTGAGCGTGATAACCCGCAGCCGTCAGGTGAAGTATCTTCTACGCAAGAAGATAGCAGGGAATATCATATACTCACCAGAAAAGAGCGTGAGGTCATGCGAATGCATGAGGAAGGAATTTCCGTTTTCGACATTGCAAAGCAACGTGTGACGTCGCCTAATTCAGTAAAGCGCACGATACATGGTGCAAAGAAAAAGCTTGCGCTTCGATCCGGAGGGAGAGAGTATATTGCATCGTCTGGCATTCGGCCGGGCGATGACACGGCATAACACGGAGATTGGAATCGATTATACGCACAACCATATCATCGTAACCTTAAAGAGCCCCGAGAGGGGCTCTTTTTGTTAGTCAGTCTCTTTTCTTATTTCATGCTCAACAGCATTAACGACCCAATCCAGACTAAGCTCGCCGTTGTCGATTGCAGCCAGCAATATCGCCACGCTACGCGGTATATGGTGCACGCTGCGTATCCAAGAATTGACCTGTCTTGGTGTAACGCCAACGATCGTTGCAACGTCTGTATATGATATGCCTAGCCTATCGCATATAATGATCAGGTCGTTTGCTTTCATATTATTCACTCTCCTGATTCTTGACCTTACCCATGATGAACTCGATGACGTCGTCTTCTGTCCAGAGATAATTGGGGGCCTCGAAAGGCCGCCCGGTGATGTCGCAGAACATGCGCCAAAGCGCAGGGTTCTTTTCTTGGCATCTGTCCTCATCTCTGACGCTTTCTCTTCTCATGATCATATCACTCTCCATATTTTTCGATGTATTCAAGTGCGCAGCGATAACCCAATATTGCATAGACTTCATTAACAAGAGTTTTACAAAGATCGTGGTCGAGATCGCCTTTCTCGGCTTCGCTTCGCCATACCTGCACAAGGTTTTGCAGCATGTCGTCGTCATAGTTGTGCAGGTGGCTTTTGGGTAATGGCTTGATGATCTGTGTCATGACTTTTTAATCCGCTCTTCGACTTCTGCAACGCGCTCAATCAGCTCTTCTGTTGCGGCGTATGCAACGCTTTTGATCGTGTCCTCATATTCTTTTATGACGTCAAGATTCTGCGTTTTTGTAAGCGCGCGCACCATTCCGTCTTTGATGTGATCCGCGATCGTATAAAATTCGTCGTCAAAGCGGCGTATGTTGATCAGTTTCATGTCGATCTCCTTTTGGTTAGGCGATTTCTTTTGCCATATACTCGTTAATAAAAGATGAAAGCGATCCTTTGAAGAACTTTACGCGCTTGATGATTTGCGTCTCTTCAATCCATTCGCGCTTATATGCCGTGACGGTCAAGACGCCACGCGGTGACGTGATCTCATAGTCATAATCAAGATCGCAATGCGCTTGATAGCCTTTAGATAAGTAAACGCCGCCGCCACCGGGCTCCTTGTTGGCGGCGACAAAAGCGGCCGCAAATTCGGCAGCTTCAAAGCGCGTGCCCCGCCACGCAAATTCGCGAGCCTTGTCGATAAATTCAGCGGCTCCTGACGGATAGCCATCGTGGTGCTTGTAGACGGCAAACTTTTCGCCATCGGTGTCTTTGAAAGTGTAGACAGCGCGCGTGCTCATATCAATCTCCATGGTCTCATCAGTGCCCGCATCACGGGCAGACGCTCCGAAGAGCGTTTCGACCTTTAGGTTAAGAAAACATTGTTTCCCTTAATTACGCATCCCGGGAAGTAAGCTTTCACTTCCTGAGTGTGGAAGCTGTAAGCGCCGAGGTTTTCGCCATCGAACGCATAAATGTTCCACACCTTGGCTTTCGAGTTTTTGCGAACCTTGATCATATCAATCTCCATAGTCTCATCAGTGCCCGCTTGACGGACAGACGGGGCCGGAGCCCCGTTTCGACTTTACGCAGCCAATTCCAGCTTGGCCTTGATCATCAGCGAGGTGGAAGCCTTGCCGACCTTGATCAGCTTGGCGACCTGATCCTCGGAAGCGCCGAGCGACTTGAGCAGCGCCAGCGCGCCAGCCTTGTCGAGGGTCTCGGAGCCCTTCTTGTCGACCAGCGCCACGATGCAGGTGTCGCCGACCAGCTGGCGGTCGTTAGCGCCCGCGGTCAGGATTTCCTCGCGGAGCTCGGAGATGCGCTTGGCGAGCTTCTCCTCCTCGAACTTGAGAGCGGCGTAGGCGTCGGCCAGAGCGGAAGTGTTAGCAGTCATGACAATCTCCATATCAATCACGTTTCAACCCATACACATTAGCGGAAGAAACTTCCGGTTACAACACCAAAGGTCGTATATGGTTAATTTTTTCTGAAGCGCGTCAGATGTGAGCTGACGCGACTTTGGTCCAGAACCTCTTTGCGCAGCGCACGATCTCCTTGCGCCGGCTGTCGAGCTTCGAATGGAACTCGGGATGCTTGCGAACGTAAGAGATGATCTTGCGCGCCGACACCACCTTCGTCTCATAATCCTTAATGGTTATGAACGAATCGATCTGCTGTAAGTCCATATCAATCTCCATCAAAACGAGAAGTCGTAATAACGCTCGCGGCGGCCGACCGAGAGGTAGTAGCCGGACTTGCTGCGCAGGCCGTTCTTGGTCATCCGGAACACGATCACCGAATTGTCCGGGTTGGTCTTGTACTCATACTCCTGAATCTCGCTCATGCCGTTCTTGTCGATCCGCTTATAGTCGTCGCATTGAACGTGCACCTGCGACTTGGTGATCTTGATGATCGTCGCCGGGCTGCGGTCGCTCCAAGCGCAGATTGTCGCGCCCATGCCGATCTCTGGGGCCATGCGGCCCTGCGCGAGGAGGTGGTTCACCAAAGAGCCAGTTTCATTTCCGAGTTTCATATCAATCTCCATAAGTCGATGATGCACATTACCGGAAGAAACTTCCGTCTGTCAATTCCTCTTGCCAGCGTATTCGGGATTTGTTTGGCTCAATTTGCTTACGCTTAATTGGAGGTTAATATGTCAACAAATAATCAGCTGAAGGCCGTGGTCGAACGTATCGAAAAGCTTGAAGAGGAAAAGGCCGCCCTCGCCGAGGACATCAAGGAAGTCTACGCCGAAGCCAAGGCAAATGGCTTCGACCCCAAAATCATCAAACAGGTCGTCTCCCTGCGGAAGAAGGACGCCAAGAAGGTCGCCGAAGAAAAGGCCATTCTCGCCGTCTACATGGAATCTTTGGGCATGCTCGCCGACTTGCCGCTCGGGAAGGCCGCCCTCAAGGCTGCGGGCGCGGCAGCTGACGAAGACGATTTTTGATTAATAAATGGCCCCGGGCGTGATATCCTCCGGGGCCGTAAATGATCCATAGGAATTGAAATGAAAATAACGGCTGATGATTTAGATCGAATACAGGAAGATTTTAACATCCGGCATGGCGGCTGGACGCGGGAGGCCCTTTCCTACATTGGCCTCAAATCTCCTTTGCCGTATGGATGGAAGATAGCCCTTCTCACGGATGGTGTTGCTGACGACTGCCCATGGGCGCAGAGAATCAGCGCCAATGATTGGAGATATCTTGAGGGGCAAGAAGATCGGGAAGAAGAGATCGCCCATCAGGCTTTTGCAAAAACCGATCCGCATAAATATGTAATGCTGCAACTGAATACGCTCGAAAATGCTCTGAATGATATCCGCAAGGAGTCCGACCGCCTGAAGGATCGCATTCGAGAGCTTCGAGCCATGATAAGCAAGGATGAGTTCTAATGGCCCAGAAACCCGTAGTTAAGCGCCCCGTTGGGCGGCCGAGCAAATACAAGCCTGAATTTTGCGAGCGCGTTATTGAGCTCGCCAAGGATGGCTGCGGGTGGGCTGACTATGCAGCGGAGTTCGAGGTCGATCGCGCGTCGTTGTTTAGATGGGCGGACGAGCACGAAGAATTTCGCACAGCTTTATCGCGTGCGAAGGTTCTCGAGCAGCAATGGTGGGAGCGCGCGGGACGTCAAGGCATGATGGCGGAGCGCTTCAACGCGCTTGTTTGGAAGACGTCAGTGCAAGCGCGCTTCCGCGACGATTACACCGAGCGCACGCAGACGGAAGTCAGTGGACGTGGCGGCGGCCCGGTGAAGATCGAGGCCAAGACGGTGAGCACAAAGAACCTGACGGCCGAACAGCGCGAAGCATTGCGACAGATGCTGACTGCAGCAAGGGACAGTGAATGACCGAGCGCACAAAGTTTGAGTTCGACGACCGCACCGAAGAGATGACGGCTGAAGAGATCGCGCTCGCATGCGAGCTCTCTTCCGATATCCTCGCCATGTTCGAGGAAAAGAAAGCGACACCAGAACAGGCGCTGCAGACTGCAACGGCTATAGTCTCTTACACTTTGGCGGAGTTCTCTTGCTCGCGCGCACATGCAAACAAGGCGCTCGAGCTGTTTTGCATGTCGATCGTTGCAACTTTAACGCAGGCGGAAGAGGACGGCCTCGTTAATTGGAATATGCGCAGTAGGCATTGATGATTGAGCTGCCCGACGAAATCCATATCGAAAACCAGCTTATCGAGATGGACCAGAATGACTGCGCGGAAAGCCTTGCAGAGTTTGTGCGGCTCGCGTGGCATGTCGTCGAGCCGGGCCAGCCATATGTTCACGGCTGGCATATCGATTTCATTTGCGCGCATCTCGAGGCCATCACAGACGACGTGCGTTTTGATGATGGGCGCTACTACAATCGCCTGCTGACGAACGTGCCGCCCGGCACGATGAAGTCGCTCCTCACAAACGTCTTCTGGCCGGCATGGGAATGGGGACCGCGCAACATGCCGCACTTGCGGTATGTCTGCACGTCGCACTCGCAGAACCTTGCCATCCGCGATAGCACGAAGATGCGACGCCTTGTGCAGTCGATATGGTATCAAGATCGATGGGGCGACCGCGTAACGCTTGCCGGCGATCAGAACGCGAAGACGAAGTTCGAGAACACCGCGACCGGCTTCCGCGAAGCCGTCGCGTTTGAATCACTGACTGGCGTGCGCGGAGACCGCGTCATCATCGATGACCCGCACAGCGTCGACGATGCATCATCTGACGCCAAGCGCGCGAGTGCGATCGAGACCTTCCTCGAGGCCGTGCCGTCGCGCTTAAACAATCCAGAGAAAAGCGCCATCGTTGTCATCATGCAGCGCTTGCACGAAGAGGACGTGTCTGGCGTCATCATCAATAAGGGTCTCGGCTATGACCATATTATGCTTCCAATGCGCTACGACCCGGGGCGCGCCATGCCGACGCTGCTGGGTTTCGAAGACATCCGCACAGAGGAAGGCCAGCTTCTATTCCCCCAGCGATTCCCTCTTCATGTGGTTGAGCGCGATGAAGCGGTCATGGGCCCATATGCTACGGCCGGGCAATTCCAGCAGTCGCCAGAGCCCAGAGGCGGCGGCGTCATCAAGCGCGAATGGTGGAAGCTCTGGGAGCATCCGGCCTTCCCTCCATTTGATTACATCGTCGCCGCGATCGACACGGCATACACCACAAAGTCAGAGAACGACCCGAGCGCCATGACCGTCTGGGGCGTCTGGTCCGGCGGCGATCAGACAGCCCAGATCACGCGCGCGCCCACATCCGAGGGCGACATGCTGACGGTCTTGAACCGAACCTATACCGAAGAGCGGCCGCGCGTTATGCTCATCAACGCATGGCAGGACCGGCTCGAGCTCCATGAGCTGGTCGAGAAGGTGCAGGAGACGATGGAGCGTTACGGCGTCGAGAAGCTGCTGGTCGAGAACAAGGCCAGCGGCATCAGCGTCGCGCAAGAGATACGACGACTGTATGGCTACGAAGAGTTCGCCGTGCAGCTTATCGACCCCAAGGGACAAGATAAACTGGCGCGCTTGTATTCGCTTCAGCATCTGTTCGCCGAGGGGCTAATCCATGCGCCCGAGCGCAGCTGGGCTGACATGGTGATCAATCAGGTGGCCCAATTCCCGCGGGCCAAGCATGACGATCTTGTCGACACGGTTAGCATGGCGCTGCGGTATCTGCGCGACACAGGGATGCTTGTCAGAGGGGCCGAGTGGACGTCGCAGCTCGACAACAGTAGAATGCATACAGGCTCTTCGGAGGAGCCGCTCTATCCAGTATAGTTGGGAATCCAAAATGATCTTGGCGAACGCCATCGTCGACGTGCTCGACGATCCGCCAGCCCACGGCAGAGGGCTCGGGCGCTTCCGCGTCGAGGTATGGGGCAAGCCGCCCCATGACTATGTGCGCGTCTATGAGATAGCAGCCAAATCTGATAATATCGCGGCCCGTATTGGCCTCGACCGTTTCGTCGACGAGATCGGCCGCTTAATCGAATCTGAAGGAAATTGACGATGCCGATGGTCCCGGGCCTCCAATACAACATTCGCCAAGACCCGACGCAAAGCGCGGGGCTCGGTGGGGCGGAAGAGGTTCTGGTCGAGATCGAGGAAGGCAACGCCAAGCCGGACGTCGGCACCGACGGCCGCATCCTGAAGATCGAGCACGATGACGGCTCGGTCAGCGTTTCGCTTGATGGGCATTCGCTTGGCGACGAAGAATCGGGAACCGAGCGCGCCAAGGATTGGTTTCGCAATCTGGTCGAGGAAATCGACAGCGGCGAGCTCTCGCAGATCGGCAATGATCTCATCCGCGGCATTGAAGACGATCTCCAGAGCCGCAATGATTGGATCGAGGACCGCGCGCAGGGCCTGAAGCTTCTCGGCCTCAAAGTCGAAATCCCCGGCCTGCAGGGCGCGACCGATGGCGCGCCCGTTGAAGGCATGAGCCGCGTGCGCCATCCGCTCTTGCTCGAGGCCGTGCTCCGCTTTCAGGCGAACGCGCGCAGCGAAATGCTTCCGACCGACGGCCCCGTGAAAGTGCGCGTCGATAGCGTCATGTCGACATTAGAACAGGATCAACTTGCAAAAGCCCTCGAAACCGACCTCAACCACTACCTCACAGCAGTCTCCAAGGAATATTATCCTGATACTGACCGGATGCTGCTTATGCTGGGTTTCGGAGGGACCGCATTCAAAAAGGTCTACTTCTGTCCCCTACGCGGTCGGCCGGTCAGCGAAACGGTGGATGCAGACGACCTCATCGTAAATAATGCCGCGACGTGTTTGTCGGACGCCAAGCGCGTCACGCATCGCGTCTACATGCGCCCGTCGACGGTGAAGCGGCTGCAGATACTTGGCGTCTATCGCGACGTCAGTCTCGGCATCCCGACGATGCCGAACAAAGACGCCGTGCAGCGTGAGAAGGATGAGCAACAGGGCGTTGCGCCGGAGACGATGAATCCGGAAGATCGAGACCGTCAGATTTATGAGTGCTATTGCGAGCTCGATATCCGCGGCTTTGAGCACAAGTTCAAAGGCAAAGAGACCGGCCTCGAAATCCCGTATCGTGTGACGATCGATGAGTCGACGAAAGAGATTTTGTCGATCGTGCGCAATTACGATGAGCCGACGGGCGACGAAGGCAATGAGCTTCCGGAAGCGCGCACCAACTTCGTCAAATATACTTTCGTCCCGGGCATGGGCTTCTACGACATTGGCCTGCTGCACATCCTTGGCAACACGACAAACGCCGTGACGGCCGCGTGGCGCGAGCTTCTCGACGCCGGCATGTATTCGAACTTCCCCGGCTTCCTCATGGCCGACACTGGCGCGCGCCAGAACACGAATATCTTCCGCGTGCCGCCCGGAGGCGGCGCGCTGGTGAAGACAGGCGGCCTGCCAATCAATCAGGCTGTCATGTCTTTGCCCTACAAAGAGCCGAGCTCGGCGCTCATGACGCTTGTGCAGAACATGGTCGAGACAGGCCAGCGCGTCGGCGGCACAAGCGAGCTGCAGGTCGGCGAAGGCCGGCAGGATGCGCCGGTCGGAACGACGATCGCGCTCATCGATCAAGCGACGAAGATTTTGAACAGCGTGCACAAACGCATGCATGCATCTCAGGCCGAAGAGTTCCAGCTGCTGGTTCGTTGCTTCCGCGAGCATCCCGACAGCTTCTGGAAGAAAATCCGCAATCCAAAAGAGCAGTGGAATGAACAGCTGCTGATCAAAGCGCTGAATGATTATGAGCTGGTGCCGCAGGCCGACCCGAACACGGCGAGCCAGACGCAGCGCCTCATGAAGATCATGGCGATGAAAGAACTGCAGAAGGGCAACCCGGGCATGTATGACCCGATCGCGGTTGACCTTGCTGCGATGAAGGCGATCGGCTGGAGCAACCCGGAACAGTTCATGACGCCGAACGCCGGCCAGCCGCAGATACCGCCTGAAGCGCAAGCAAAGATCGCGGAGCTGAAAATCAAGCAGCAGGACGCCGACACGAAGAGCATGCTGGCGCAGGCGCAGTCGGCCAAGATACAGAGCGAGATCGGCATGGGCCAAGGCCAGCCGCCGCAGCTTGACCCGAACAAGCTTGCGGAGATCGAGCTGAAGAAGGCCGAGCTGCAGCAGCGCGAGATGGACTTGCAGCTGAAGCGCATGGAGCTCGAGCAGCATATGAACGAGGCGAACCTCGACATGCAGATGCAGCAGATGCAGGCGCAGTCGCGCATGCAAGAAAGCCGCATCAATCAGAAAGACAATGAGCTCGACAACTGGAACCGTCAGAAGGATCGCGAGAGCGCAGAGCGCATTGCGACTGTGAAGCTGGCGCAGGACGTTATGAAGACGCCGAACGGCATCGATATCATGAAGAAGGTCGTCAGCCCTGACATGCTGAAAACGCTTGAGCAAAAAGAAGAGAATCCTCCGCCGTCGATTGAAGGAACGCTGTGATGTCCAGAAGCGGCTACCACATCCCACTGCAGCGCATCGTTCCTGAAGAGCCTACCGAGGATATGTTTCGCCGCTTGATTGAGTTCAGCTATCAGATCGGGCGGCAGTATAAAGCCGGCGGCGGCACTGCAGACATTGAGGCGGCGATCCGCGCCGCCAAAGACGTGCAGGACAAGCGCGGGGCCGAGCATAAGGTCGGCATGAGCTCGGAGGTCGAGTTTGCGCCTGTATCTGTCAGCGAACCGCTTACAGGCAAGAAGTTCGAGCTCGGCAGACTGCCGGAGCCGACCGCGCGCGTTGTTGAGCCGATAGTTCAGACGGCGGCAGATGTCGGCCCTTACTTTACGCCAGCTGCGCCGGTTGCGGCCGCGCGCGATATTGCTGCTGGCCTGAAGCATGGCGACCCGACTGAGCTCGCGACGGCCGCGCTTGGCGCGCCGGGCAAATACGCCAAGGCGGCGCTTGTCGGCGCGTCTGCATTCATTCCTGAAGAAGCAGAGGCCGGTCCGTTAAGCTCGGCAAGAATGGCCGTCATGCATGCGATGGAGCCTCACAACGTCGTGCGGTCAAAGGGCCTCGGCGCTCTTGTCAGCCCGAGCCTCGGTATTGGCAAGCCTGCGCAGAATCCGCTCAGTGAATTTGGCGATGTTGTGCTTGTCGGCAAAAAACATCTTGCCGAGCCGGGGAAAGAAAATCCGGTATTCTCACAAGACGTTTGGACGCCGCGTTTTCCAAAAACGGAAAACTACAATAACCCGAACTTTCATGGCGAAGGTTTCTACAGTATGGCGCAACGCAAAGACGTTCCGGCGACTGTCGAGAATGTTTTGCGCGAAATGAAAAGCCGCCCGCTTGTTGGCGGCGAGTATCGAGTAAACGAGCTCGATGAGGCAGACCCGAACTTTGGTTATCTTGTCGGGCGTTCTGCGAAAATGTTCAAAACTCCTGAAGAAGTTTTGGGGGCGCGCGATCGGCTAATGCCAAAGATAGCGGCGAACCGCGAATACAATAATGCAAATTTGACGCACTCAAATCTTGCGTTTGAGTTGTCGCATCGCCGGCCCGCATTCGATGAGCAGCAAGAGTTAAACGATGCTGATTATCTCGGCGCATATCTTCTCGCCAAAAAGCGGGAGAAGGAAATTCCGTGGGGCGGGAAGACGTCTCATTTGATGTATCCGGGCATGACGCCGGAGGAGCAAGCTGCAATTGAAGAGCACGCAAGAAGTCTTGAGAATCTTCCTTCCGCATATTTTGAAGCCAAGCCGCAGCGCGCCGTGAAGTTTGATGAGTTTGCAGGAGCTGTTGTCCCGACGGGCGACAATTATGAGCACGCGGTCAATGCGCTCAAAGAGCTTGGCATATCGAACATCGTTCGCAATCCAAGGTTTGTTTCGCAGCCCGGCGAATATATCCTCGATCAATTCCCCGAGCACACGTTCGCTGAAGGCGGGGAAGTCGAGCGCGAGCACTTCGACAAGGGCGGCATTGCGGCTGCATTGAAGGCAGCTGCGCGCGCGGCCGAAGAAGCTTCAAAGCGCATTCCGATCGAGCGTGCGCGCGAGATGGTTGCGAGCCCGTTCAGCGAAAGCCCCGAGAGCGTGCAGAATGCGCTGAAATATGCGCAGTCGCTGCGCGTCCCGCAGGGAGAAGAGCGCATCCCGGGCAGCTTCTACAACGTCAAGCAGACACGGCCTGTCAGCGAAGTCGCGTCGACGATACAGGACATTCCGGGCGTTCAGACAAAAGATATCAATCCCATGTCGTGGGAGGACATTGTTCGCCAATATAAAGGCGCGACGCTGTTCAACGTCGCCGGCGATCGATCGAACCTCGGCCGCATGACGCACATAAACGAGCGCGAGCTTGCGTGGCCGGTCGACCTGCATGCCGGCCCGAAATACATGCTCGAGCCGAACGAAGGCGCAGTCTGGGCGAATAACCCGGCGCATGCGACCGGCTTCCAGAAAGCCATCGCCGAAGCCGCCAAGCGCGGCCCTGTGATTGGCGCTTATCATCCGATGGGCGTGCAGTCAGTCGACAGCTCGCACAACATGATCGACGCGCTGCTGGCGCAGATCGGCCGCGGCGACGTCGATCGAGACGCCATGCGCGCCGTCGACGAAATGCTGCGCAAGGGCGTGCAGGCCGACAAGGACAAAGTCGAGCTGGCGAAAGAGGCCATGCAGAATTGGCCCGGCTTTGAGAACGCGCGCGAATCCAGCGAGTTTGCGCGCGGCCTTGAGGGCACGCGCCGCTCGGAGATCGTCAAGTTCCTCGACAAGTCGCCGATGCTGAAGCGCGGCTTCCCAGCGGTCGGCGAGACGCGCGTCGCCATCACCGACCCTGCGCTGCGCGACGTCTCGGGCAACATGCTCGGCCATCGCCTTGTCGAGTTCGACCCGCAGACGTTGTCGCCGAAGGGCGATCTCGCATTCACGCATTCGACCTATACGTCACCGACAGCCGGCAGATATGTCGGCGACGTCCCGATGGTGCAGACGCAGTATGCAATGCCTGACGTCGAGCGCGACATCATGACGAAGCTCGCGAAGGGCGACCGCGTTGTGCATCCTTACTCGACGGACCCGCTTGGCCGCTCATCTTGGCGCAAGAGCTTCGAGACGCGCAAGCTCGGGCAGGAAGTGAATCAGGAGATGCTGGACAGCATCATGCGCGGCATAGAGCGCCAGAAGCATTATGGATTGAGCGAAGGCGGTGCAGCGGATCGGGATGATTTCGACGCTGGCGGAAAGACGATATCAAAAGCTCTTAAATTGATCAGCGCCTATATTGATCCGCCGACAAAACATATCAGTAATTGGAATTGGCGTCCTCTTTCTGATGTTAGAAAAGATGTTCCGATAACAGAGGTTCCGGAGCATGTTCAGAACTTCGGCCATTATATGCGAGATATTTCCGACAAGGCGTCAACTGAAGGCTTAGACCCTGAAGATTTGATTAAGTCATATATGATCACGCGATCATCTATTCAGCGCGAGGGTCGCACGCCACAGAAAATTTCATCTTATGGCATTCCTGTGCGTGAGAGCGCTGAAGATATTATCCGACCAGAAGGTCATATGGCTGACTTTCTGTCGTCGCCAATTGGCGTTCGGTTTTTGAACGAAGCGAGGCGCGGCGATCTTTCGCAAGATGTTGTCGATGCCGCTGTTGGTCACATGCGCCCATTTGGTTTGTCTAAAACCGAGCCGGATGCAATGGATTGGGCGCGTCGAAACCTCGTTGATCGAACGCCGATTGTTTCTGACCTTGTTGCGCGAGGCGCTCGAGGCGAATCACCTCCGGCTGAATGGCGTGAATTTACTCGAGACGTCAGAGGCATTGGGCCCGCAAAGACAGGTTTTATTGGATCGCTGTTAGGACGAGGCGATCTACCGACACTTGATGCCCGTCAGGCTATCCTTCACACCGGCATGAAAAATGCGGAAGCGCAGGACATAATGGCGAAAAACGCTGGTCGTGCAGGTCATGAGGCCGTTGATCGACTTGCCGCTCGCCAGACGGCAATGGACCTTGCGTTGCCAGCAGAATTGTCGCCGTTTTATCAGCATCTTGCCCATCACTCTATTTGGGATGCGGTCGGAAATGAGAAAACTACGCATCAAGATATAATTGATGCCATGCGGCCGAGGGCCGAAGGCGGCTCTGTCATCGATGACGCTCTTGATGTAGTATCAAACCTTCCGCAATACGCGGAGGCGGAGACGTCCGCTTAATCTGGCCGGAGAATAAAATGTCTGCACTTGCCAAAGAGGCCCGCGAGAAGATGAAGGCGAAAGCCCGCTCGCTCGCCAGCGAAAAGGTTCAAAAAGTCGATTCCTCTGATTGGACCCCGGCCGAGCCGCTGAACGCGGATGTAAAGACGGGCCTGCGCCCGATCAGCAAGCGCCAGTTCAAGCGCGGCGGCAAAGTTATTGGCAAGGCTGCGGGCGAAGCTTCCGCGCCGCGCGCCGACCGCAAGCCCCGCAAGTCCGGCGGCCGCGTTGAAAAAGATATCGGCATCGGCATCGCCAACAAGAACATGAAGGAAGCCAATCAGTCACGCGAAGGCGTGAAGCACATTGGCGGCCTGAAAAAGGGTGGTCGAATCAAGAAAGATTTTGGCGGAACTATTAAAAATCTCGCTACATCAGGGATTCTTGGTCTTGGCGGAAAACTTTTGGGGGATGCTGCTAAGCGCTCCGATGATGAGCGCGATCAGTCAAATTGGCGCAACGCGCAGATGATCGCGGCCATGCCGCGCAAATCTGGTGGCAAAGCCAAGCGCGCTGCTGGCGGCGGCGTGAAGGACAAGCAGGCTCTGGGCGCGATCGATCCGTCGCCGAAGCGCGGCGCTGCGCAGCATTACAAAAAGGGCGGCAAGATCAAGAAGGCCGATGGCGGCAGCTTCTTGCAGCGCCTTGTTGGCGGCGGTGAGAAAGAGAAGCGCGAGCGCGAGATGCGCGACGTCGGCAAGAGCCAGACGTCGAACTATTCGCAGGAGGATAAAGGCGCACTTAATCGTATGTTGCGGAAAGATGATGCACTTCCCGCACCAGATGAGGCGATGCAGCGCTCGGGCAAGTTCCAAGACTACAAGCGCGGCGGCAAAGCCAAGCGCGCCAGCGGCGGCCGCATGGACGCTGACTATGTCGGCGCGGCGTCTGTCACGAAGGGCGGCAAGCCTGTTACGCGCCCGAAAGACATTGAAGACCGCGAGCCGCGCGAGCCGCGCGCCAGCGATCTTTATAGCGGCGAGCAACTGAAGCGCCTCGAGCGCGGCTACAAAAAGGGCGGCTCGCCAAAGAAGTGGATTGGAAAAGCCATTGAGAAACCGGGCGCTCTGCGTAAGTCGCTTGGCGTGAAGAAGGGCGAGACCATCCCTGAAAAAAAGTTGGAAGCCGCCTCTGAAAAAGGCGGCAAGCTCGGCAAGCGCGCGCGTCTCGCGGAAACGCTGAAGCGCATGAACCGCAAAACGGGCGGCCCGGTCCCGGGCGGCACGATCGACATTGGTGAAATGAAGAAGGGTCCGAAAGCCAAGAAGGGCGGCAAGACCGACATCAACATCACCATCAACACGAAGCCGGCTGGCGATGCGGGCCTGCCGCCTATGCCTCCCATGCCGCAGGGCGTGCCGATCCCCATGGGCGGCCCGGCGGGCGCTCCGCCGGCGGCCGCAGGCGCTCCTATGGGTATGCCGCCGGCACCTCCGGCCATGCCTCCGGCAGCTCCGCCGCCCGGCCCCATGCCGCGCAAGCGTGGCGGCCGCGTCGGCAAGTATGGCGGCGGCGCTATGGGCCCGGGCTTCAAGGGCTCGATGCCGGCCGGCGCGCAGTCGACGCTTCCGCCGGCTCCCGCGCCGCAGGCTTTGCCGCCAGCTCCCATGCAGCAGCAGGCGATGCAGCAGTTCCGCCCGGGCGCGCCGATCAACATCGCCGGCCCCGGCATTCAGCCGATGCAGAATCTGCAGATACGTCCGGGCGCGACCGCGCCTGTGCGTCCGATGCTTCCGCAGCAGCAGGCCCCGGTCGCTGCAGCGCCGGCCGCCGCGGCTGCGCCTGCGGGCCCGTCAGCTGCTGATCAGGCAGCGGCGGTCATGCGGAATATGTATGTCGCGAGAGCGATGGGCTTGATGCGCAAGGCCGGCGGCCGCGTGAAATAACGGAGAGAATGATGAAAGGTGCTTACAAACTGCGCAAACAGCGCGCCGCGGGCGGCAACGTCAGCAGCGAGGCCAGCAGCTACAAAGACATGACGGCGGGCGCTGCGAGCGGCAAAGGCCGCCTGCAGAAGACGTCGATTGCGAAGAAGGGCAAAGGCGCTCCGACCCGCAACACCGGCGGTAAGGTCAGTTAATAAACAGGCCGGGCGTTCGCGCCCGGCTTCACTCATGACGAAAAGGGACCGTCATGGCAGCTTTGATGCCTTTGCACGTTTATGTGCGCGAACTTGAAAAGCTTTTGGCCGAAGAAATTGAGAGATTGAAAGAAAATATATCGCTCGGCCATTTGGAAAATCACGCTGAATACAAATATCAGACGGGAAGAATTGCCGGCCTTCGGGCTGCACAGGAATGCCTTGTCGAAGCCGACAGAGCATACAGAGAGAAAGTTCTCTAAACCAAAAGGGACAACAAATGCCTTACATGGAAATGGATCACTCTATTGATCCACGCAAAGAGATACTCGATCGATTGGGCGACCTATCGTGGTTTGAAGTCTTCAATAATCAGATTCTGTGCGCCGTCTATGTGCGACCGCAGAAGACGAAGAGCGGCATTTATCTTTCCGACAAGACGGTGGACGAGGATCGTTTTCAAGGCAAGGTAGGGCTTCTCGTCGCCAAGGGCCACGTCGCTTTCGAAGACGAAAGCGGCCAGTGGTTCGATCACACAAGTTTTAATCTGCATGATTGGCTTGTATTTAGGCCGAGCGACGGTTGGAGCATCACCGTCAACGGCGTTTTGTGTCGGGTGCTTTCAGATACGCAGGTCAAAGCGCGCATCTCGAGCCCGGATCAGGTGTGGTAAGGAGCAAAATCGATGTCTGATGAAAATGATCATGTCGACGTCACGCTAGAAGAGCCGAAGAAGAAAGACGAAAACGAGCCGGAGATCGTCGTCGCAGACGAAGTGGAAAAAACTTCCGACAAAGAAGAAAAACCTTCCATTGTTTCGGCTGAAGACGGCATTCAGGAGATGAAGCGCCGGCTCGAGGCGGAGAAGCGTGCGCGCGAAGAGGCTGAGCACCGCGCCTATCGTGCTGCGCAGGAAGCGCAAAAAGCCAATTCAGAGGTCAAGGACACCAATTATCAGCTCATCGTGAACGCGATCGAGACGGTGAAGGGTCGCGCCGAGACGCTGAAAAGCGCTTATAAAGAGGCGATGAGCGTCGGCGATTATGATAAGCTCGCCGAAATTCAGGAAGCTATGGCGGTCAACGCCTCGCATATGACGAAGCTGGAAGACGGCAAGCGTCAGATGGAGGCATACGCCAAGCAGCCTGTTGAGCCTGTCGCTCCGCCGCCGCCGCGCATTGAAGAAGTCATAGAAAATATGGCTCGCACGGTGTCGCCGAAGTCTGCAGATTGGATACGCAGCCGTAAGGATGCGCTTCATGACGATCGATCCATCAAAAGGATGTTTCGCGCGCATGAAGACGCGATCGATGACGGCATTGAGCCGGATACGGAAGCGTATTTTGACTTCATCGATGCTCGATTGGGCGTGAAAAAGCATGTGGAGCAGCCAATTCAAGTCGAAGCCTCGACGGATAGCCCTCTATCAAGCGCTGCAGCTCCCAAGAAGGCCGCTCCCCCGCCGCCTGCGCCGGTTTCGCGCGGTAATAGTCGGCCGAACGTCGTTCGATTGACGCGCGAGCAGGCTGAAACGGCCAAAATGCTTGGCATGTCAGAGTCGGAATACGCGAAAAACATGGTCGACCTGCGCCGCGAAGGCAAAATCGCAAATTAAGGACTGAAATCATGGAAAATATGTCGAAAGCCCCGCGTTCTCGCAGCGCCAGCTTGTTCAAAAAGCCTGCATCGCCTGTTTCTGAAGCCGAAGCGTCCGTGCAGGAAGATTTGAGGCCCAAAATGCGTGAAGACGACCCGCGTGCGCGCGCCGCGCAGCGTGCGCGAGAGCTGCGCGACCATCACGGCGACATGAATGAAGGCACGGACGACTTCTACGTCGATCTCGACGCCATCCCTGACGGCTGGACCTACGAATGGAAGCGTCACTCGACCTATGGCGTCGAAGACCCGGCCTATCAGATACAGCTGGCGCGCGCCGGCTGGACGGCTGTGCCGGCGACACGTCATCCCGAGATGATGCCCTATGGCGCAGGCCATGAAACGATCATGCGCAAGGGCATGATCCTCATGGAATGCCCGACCGAGATCGTCGAGGAGCGCCGCCTGCATGAGCGTCGCTTGGCGCGCGATCAGGTTCGCCACAAGGAAAGCCAGATCGCCGGCACGCCGGATGGAACGATGACTCGAGACGACGCGCGCGTGCGTCCGAAGATCAAAAAGTCCTACGAAGCGATGCCAATTCCGGAAGAATGATCTTCACCTCGCTAGGCAAGACTTGGCGAATAAGGGCTCGCTTCGGCGGGCCCTTTACTTTTATTGGGTGTTTATAGATAATGGGCGGAAGTTGCTTCGTGCAGCTCGGCTCCCCCGGCGTGGAGCATCAACTTCCCCCGGCTAACATATCGCCCCGGCGCGCGATGATGAGCCTCCTGTAAAAAGGAGAAACCGTCATGGCGAACACCGATCCCGGTTCGTATAACGGCTTCCAGCAATACAGTGGCAATGGCTCTGCGCCTACCTATGAGCAGGTAGCAGTCGCGATTGCTTACAACTCGACGAATATCTTCTTCGGAGACCCCGTCAATCCCGACAGCAGTGGCTACATTGTTCAGGGCTCGTCGTCGTCGGGTAGCGGCAATACGCAGATTGCGGGCATTTTTGTCGGCTGCAAATATCTGTCGGCCGCTCAGAAGCGCGTCGTTTGGTCGAACTATTACCCGGGCGGCACCGATCCGCAGTCGGGCACGATCGAGGCGTATATCGTCAACGATCCGAACGCCAAGTTCAAAGTTTGGACTGCTGCTGCTGGCGCGACGCAGGCTGATGTCAACAACAACATCGGCTTCAACATCGGCACCGGCAACACGGCGAACGGCATCTCTGGCGCTTATGCGGCGACCATTGGCACCGACTCATCGCTTCCCTTCCGCGTCATTTCGCTTGTGTCGGCTCCGCCCGGCGTGAACGGAACGGCTTCGGGTGCTTACGCGCAGATCATTGTTCAGTTCAACAATGTCTCGCCGAAGCAGCTCACTGGCGTCTAAGAAGGAGTAGAGGACTATGGCTGTTAATCTTTCTGCCATTAAAGACCTTCTCCTTCCGGGTCTCCGGGGGATCGAAGGCAAGTATGAGATGATCCCATCTCAGTATGACAAGATTTTCACGAAGCATGATTCCAAAATGGCGCTCGAGCGCACTGCGGAAATGCGCTTCTTGGGTCTTGCCCAGCTGAAGACCGAAGGTGGTCAGACCTCCTTCGACAACTCGGCTGGTGAGCGTTATGTCTATAACCAAGAGCACACCGAAATCGGTCTTGGTTACGCCATCACGCGCAAAGCGATCGACGACAACCTGTATAAGACGCAGTTCATGCCGTCGAATCTGGGCCTCATCGAATCGTTCCAGCAGACGAAGGAAATCTACGGCGCGAACGTGCTCAACACGGCCACGACGTATAACGCTTCGGTTGGCGGCGACGGTAAGGCTCTTATCGCCACTGACCATCCGATCGACAGCGGCACGGTTGCGAACCGTCCTCTGGTTGACGTTGATCTCAATGAAAGCACGCTGCTGAACGCGATGATCGCGATCCGCACGAACTTCAAAGATCAGGCCGGCCTGAAGGTCTTCGCGCGTGGTCGTCGTCTTGTTGTGCCGCCGGCTCTCGAGCCGACCGCTATTCGTCTCACGAAGACTGAATTGCGCCCGGGCACGGCAGACAACGACGTCAACGCGATCATGATGACTGCCGGCGGTCTGCCGGAAGGCTACATGGTCAACGATTACCTGACGTCTGCGCGTGCGTGGTTCCTGCTGACGAACATTGACGGCCTCTCCTACATGGAGCGCGTTAAGTTCGAGTCTGACATGCAGGTTGACTTCGTGACCGACAACTTGCTGGTTAAGGGCTATGAGCGTTACAGCTTTGGCTACTACAACTGGCGTTCGATCTTCGGTTCTTTCCCGACCTGATAAAACGAGAGGCGGGGGCGAAAGCCCCCGTCTTTCTTTGTGGGCTGATGCATCGCAACAGGTAGCCCGACTTCAGTAAAGTTGCGATCAAATAAAATGGAGGGCCTCATGGCCGATACACATTTTACCGGGCCGGTATGGTCCGCGAACGGTTTTTATGTCGGTGACGGTTCGTCCGTTCCTGCCGGCACGCTTGGTGGTATTGGCAGTGCGGCGTCTCCTTATGCCGCTGGCTCGACGCCTGACCAGAAACTGTTCGCCAATTACGCGACGACGTCGGCTGCGACGGGCGATACGCGCCTCACCTATGACAAGCTGACGTTCACGGCGGCTGGTTCTGGCGAGACGCTGCGCGCGTTCTCGGTCGCCACGGGCGCCAATGTCGCTACTGGCGGCACGGTCAATGGCGCTCACATCTCTCTCGAAATCGACGGCACGGGCTCTGTCTCTGGCGCTGGCAACGCGCTGCGCGCGACGCTCGGCGGCACGTCGGCTGCTCCCGGCGGCACGCTTGCCGCTCTGCAGCTGGACAGCAACTTCGCCACTGGCGTCACGCTCCCGGCTTCCGCCGCTTTCATCCGCGTTACGGATAGCAACACGACCAAGATCGGCTCACTGCTAAATCTGCCTGCCCCGTCGGCCGGCACGATCTTCCGCACGCAGTCGTCGGCGGCCGTGTCGCACGTCATCAAGATCGTTGCGGCGGGCACGCCGTATTACATCATGGTGTCGAACGCTGCTTAATATGATCAGCAAAGAAGCTCTTGTCGCCAAGCGCGAAGATATCATCAGGCAGAGGGACAACGCTTTCGCCGTGCATCAGCAGGCCGTTGGCGCTCTCTCTCTCCTAGATCATCTGATACATTTGGCCGGCGATGGCGAAGACAGCATGACGTTGGAGAAACTCGCGGAGGCTCTTGGCGCAGAAAGCGCAGAGCTCTCGCCGATAGAAAGCGATGGAGGCTAACATGGGTTACGTTGTGAAAAGTGGCGCGAAGGGCGGCATGAATGCGGAAGACGTCGTGAAGGAAGCCCGCTCGGGCACCGACGGCTTCAAGAAGGGCGGCTGCGCCAAGAAGGGCGGCAAGGTTATGTCGTCGGCTGCGAAAGGCAAAAAGCCTGCTCGCGCTTCTGGCGGTGGCGTTTTCTCTTCGGCCAAGCCGGGCACGCCGCGCGGTAAAGCTTCGCACTACTGAGATGTCCCTTTCTTGGTAGGGCGTAGATTCGGGGGCGTCTCGGTAACGCCCCCGTTTCCCTAATGGAGAGGGTCATGGCTAAATCACCTGCTTGGCAGCGTTCAGCTGGCAAAAACCCTGAAGGCGGCTTGAACGCCAAGGGACGCGCTTCTGCGAAAGCCGAAGGTCATAATCTGAAGCCGCCTGTTTCGAAAGAACAGGCTGCAAAAAGCCCAAAAGCGGCATCTCGGCGCGAAAATTTTCGTTCTCGAATGTGCGGGATGAAAGAAAAACTGACTTCTGCTAAAACAGCCCATGATCCTAATAGCAGGATTAATCTTGCGTTGAAAAAATGGGATGTTAAATGTTAAAAGTTAATGAAATTTCTGATAGAAAATGCACAGAATGCGGAAATTATTTTCCTGCTACAAATTTTTATTGCACAACTCCTAAATCTACAGGAAGAAAACAATATCATTCAGCGTGTAAAAATTGCTACAAAATTAGAGTAAAAAAATGGGATAAAAAAACAAAAGAGAAAAATAATGGCATTTCCAGAAGTGTTGTTTGTCGTTCTAAAAACTTAAAAGCATACGCCTCTCATATTATTAATATGGCAAGAACACGAGCAAAAAAGAAAAATATTGATTTTACTATAGATGTAAGTTGGTTTTTATCGTCTTTAGATAATCAAAATTGGGAGTGCGCAATTAGTGGCTATAAAATGAAAGTATCTGCTGGGACTAAAAGCAGACTTTTTGATGGGATGTCAATAGATAGAATTGATAACAATTTAGGATATACCGCTGACAATTGCTGGCTTGTTTGTTATTCTATTAATGCAATGAAATCTAATTCTCCATTGTCAGAAGTCATTAAAATATGCAAATCTATCACTAAAAAATGGGAAAACGACTAATGCCTAAGCCTTTTTGGGAAAAAGACGCGCCTAAAGACAAAAAGCACAAGTCTTTAAGCGTAAAAGGCGTTAAGATGGCAAAGGCGCGTGCGCGCGCCGCTGGCCGGCCTTACCCCAATTTGGTGGACAATGTCGCGGCCGCGCGCGCGGGCAAGACGAAGGCGAGCTGATGTCTGGCAATACGACAATCATTGTCGGGACGAATGCTCCTGAAACAGATTTTGTAAAAAACCTGCCGGATCACATGAAGACGATTGTGGTCACTACCGGGTCGAAATAGGGGAACGATATGCAGCCAATTAAAGTCACCGTCGGCCCTCTCGGCTCATCGTCCACGACCAGCATCGCCGCCAATCAGGTGGTGAGCGGCGCGGCGGCCATGACCCTGACGGCCTCGCCTGTCACGCTTTATGCCCCGCAGCGCGTGGGCATCACCTGCGTCGGCAATGACTCCGGGATCACCTTCACCATCGTCGGCACGACGTTTGGAGGTCAGGCTGCGACCGAAGTCGTGCAGGGCGTCAGCGGCAGTCTGGCGTCGTCGACGATCGACTTTGCGACGGTCTCAAGCATCACGACAAGCGGCTCGACGTCAGGCAGCGGCGCGAGCGCCGGCCCGACGGGCGTTGGCGGCTCTCGCTGGGTGCGCCTCGACAGCTGGGCAAATGCCGAGACGTCGATCCAGTGCAATGCTTCCGGCACGGTGAACTATACGGTGCAGGTCACGATGGATGACCCGAACGACCCGACAAGCCCGGTCTCGGTCAACGACGTGACGTGGATCAACACCAATGACACGGACGCAGTTTCCGCCATTGGCGACGTGTTCACCAACTTTCAGTTCACGCCGACTTTTGCGCGCGTTCTTTTGAATAGCGGCAATGGTTCGGTGACGACGACGTTTGCTCAATTCAATGTGGTGAACAAATGACGGGACCAGCTTGGACTCCAGCCACTGGTGGCGGCACACCGACGACGTTGCCGTTCACGAACAAGGTGGCAAACTATACCGTCGACAATTTGGACTGTGTCATCAATTGCACGTCCGGAACTTTTACCGTCACGCTTCCGACTGCGGTTGGCATTGAAGGTCAGTATTTCATCGTCAAAAACAGCGGGACTGGCGTCATCACAATTGACGGCTACAATTCCGAAACAATTGATGGTCAGGCGACAAAGGTTATGGCCGTTCAATACGAGTCGTATTACCTTGTTTCTAATAACGCGAACTGGATTGTTGTGTAATGTCGTATCATACGCCTCCGGGGCCGCACGCTACTTTCTCAAGCTCTGCTACGCAGACAGTCGCCAACGCCGCCAATGCTCAGGCGGTCACATATAATACGACGCTGGACGCAAGCGGTATTTTTCTTGCCAACAATACAAAAATTACGCTTCCGCAAGTTGGAAATTATTGTTTTACGTTTTCTGCTATCGGTCACAATTCTGGTTCTGCTAATGCAAAATGGTTAAATCTTTGGATAAAAAAAAATAACATTGATGAAGCCAACACAAGCACTATTGTTGGCACTTCCAAAGATGCTCCTACGACAGTAGTCGCCACGTTTGTGGTTAGCTGCACCACGGTTGGCGACTATTTTGAATTGTGGATGGCTGGTCAGGATAACACCACAGAAATCTTGGCAACACCTGCGCAGGCGGCTGTCCCGGCTACGTCGCCCGCTATGCCGGCTTGTCCGTCAATTGTTGTCGCGGTTTGGCAGATAAGCTAAGGATGCAGGCATGGCTACGAGCGGAACTTATACATTCAACCCGGGGCTGGGTGAAGTAACGCTCTATGCCTATCAGCTGATTGGCATTAGGCCGACGGCTGTCCTTCAAGAACATCTCGAGTCGGCGCGCATCGCCGCCAACATGATGCTGACGCGCTGGAGCAATCAGGGCGTCAATCTTTGGCAGGTCGACCTTGTCACCGTTCCGCTTGTGCAGGGAACCTCGACATACAATGTCAGCGGCAACACTGTTGTTATTCTGGACGCTTATATCGAATACGGTAATCCGCCGATCGATCGCGTAATTCTTCCGATCAGCCGGACGGAATATGCTTCCTACCCGAATAAAGAGCAGCAGGGTTTCCCGACCACGTTCTGGTTCGACCGCCTGTTATCTCCGACCGTGACAATCTGGCCTGTGCCGGATGGCTCGCAGACGTCGCTGAAATATTATCGCGTCATCCAAATTCAGGACGCCAATTTGAGCGGCTCTCAGACGCTCGACGTTCCGTATCTTTGGCTTGAGGCTTTTGCGCATGGTCTTGCGCTGCGCCTCGCCATGATATGGGCTCCTGAAAAAGTTCCGCTGCTGAAGGCGGCTGCAGACGAATCCTACGATATCGCCGCGGCGCAGAACGTCGAAACGGCGCAGCAGTATATCTCTCCGCAGATTGCGGGGTATTTCCGATGAAACCGAAGAGCCTTCCGGCGCTCGATACCATTTCTAGTCTATTTGCATTCGACGCAGAGACGGGCAAGTTTACGCACCGCGCTGGCCGGCGCGCAGGCAAGGTTGCGGGGGAGACGGCGGGGAGCCCTCCCTATCGTCGGCTGGCGATCGGTGGAACTTTCTATTACGCCCATCGCGTGGCTTGGGTTCTGATAACCGGCGATGATCCGGGTGAGATGCAAATCGATCATATTAATGGCGATCGGCTTGATAACAGTGCGTGCAATCTTCGCCTTTCCACCAATGCGGAGAACTGCCGCAACTCCAAGACGCCCAAGGACAATACAAGCGGGTTCAAAGGCGTGAGCTGGGATAAGTCGAAGAACCGTTGGCAAGCTAAGATCACTATCAACGGCGAGCAAAAGATGCTCGGGCGCTTCGACAATCCTAATGATGCTTATGCAGCTTATTGCTCTGCGGCTAAAGTCTATCACGGCCAATTCTGGAAGGCGGCATAATGGGCTATGCCAGCAAACTTGGCCGGGCACGAATTAGTGCGCGCAATCCGCGCGCAGCAGGCCAGTGCGACCGATGCGGTTTCATTTACAATCATGTCAATTTGCAGTGGCAATATGATTGGGCCGGCGCTTCGCTAATCAATAAGCGCATCCTTGTTTGCGACACCTGCAATGATGTTCCGCAATCGCAGTTGCGCGCAATTGTCGTTCCTGCCGATCCTGTGCCGATTATGAATCCGCGCACGATGGATTACCGGACGGCGGAAGCCAATCTGCGCACGACGCAAGGCAACAGCATCAACGCCAATACGGGCATTCCTGTTGTCGGCGGCGATACGCGCATCACCAACCCGACGCAGCTCCCGATCTTCCCTGTCGGCGACTTGCTGCTCGAGGACGGCATCTATTTTCTTACGCTCGAGCGTGGCGTTGGTCTCATCATGCTCGAAGAGAGCTCTGACGTTATCCCGACCGCGGAATACCTGCGCGTCACGCAGCAGACGGGCGAGCCTTCTGGCGGCCTTAACCAGCTGCCGGGCACCGATCCGAATGCGCCGGGCAATGATGACCCGGGCCTGCCTTATGATAATGTGACTATTCCAAACACGGGACCGCAATAATGGCTGTCGTCCAGATACCGAATCTTCCCGCCGCAGTGACGGTGACAGGAGCCGAAGAGCTCGAAGCCGTTCAGGCGGGCGTATCGGTTCGCCTGACGGCGTCGCAGATCGCGGGTCTCAATCCGGGTCCGACGGGGCCCACAGGTATCGGCGCGACGGGCCCCACGGGCCCCACGGGAAGCACGGGCCCCACGGGGCCCACTGGCGCTCCTTCTTCTGTCCCGGGGCCACAAGGCCCCACGGGCGCTACCGGGGCCACGGGCGCGGCTTCTACTGTCCCGGGGCCCACGGGCCCTACGGGTTTGGTCGGGGCCACCGGGCCCACGGGGGCCACGGGCCCCAGCGGAATCGGCGGCCCCACGGGCCCCACCGGCGGAACTGGCGGAGTCGGGCCTACGGGGGCTACGGGGGCTACGGGCCCCGGCGGCGAGATCGGACCCACGGGGCCCGCTGGAACGGCCGCGGCTGCAGGCGTCGCCTATAATTTGCAATTCAACAATGGCGCTAACCAGATGGGGGCCTCTGACGGCCTCCAAAGCGACGGCGTCAGCGAGATCACGCTGGGCGTAAACGGCATTGCTGAAGGCGCGGTGACGTTTGAGGGCGCGACGGCGGGTTATGTCACCGTAAAGCCGCCGGCCTCGGTCACAAACTGGTCTCTGACGCTTCCGGCGTCTGGCGGCACAAGCGGCTGGGTTTTGACGACAGATGGCGCTGGCGTCACAACTTGGACAAACCCGACTTCTCTCAGCGTCGACCTTGATGTTGGCGGGACCGCCATCACCAGTGGCACGTCTGGCCGCGTTCTTTACGATAATGGCGGCGTTCTGGGTGAATACACGGTCACAGGAACGGCAGGAAGCGTTGTTCTCTCGACGTCTCCGACAATCACAACGCCTGTCATTTCAGGCTCCGATCGTCAAATTGTCAGCAGCTCGGTTGCGAGCGCGTATCGCAATTGGGGCGACGGCGTCACGACGTTTGCGAGCCTCGGCGGATATTACGAGAGCTCATCGGCTGGCCGACTTGAGTTCTATACGCTCAATTCCGGCGTTTTGACTGAAACGCTCCGCATCACAAGCACCGGCAATATCTACAACCCGATTGCCGCATCGACGACCATGACCAACGGGTTTTTCTATATCCCGTCCGCGGCCGGAGCTCCCACAGGCATTCCGACGGCTATTTCGGGAACGGTCCCGATGTATTATGATGCGACAAACAACTACTTTTACGTTTATAATGGCGCGTGGAAGCGCGTCTCGTTCGCCGACAACTTCCTTACGCAGGAATAAAACATGACCAACAAGTCCATTTCGCAGCTCACGGCCGGTTCTGCAGTCACCTCGACTGACATTTTCCCTGACGTGCAGACGGTCGGCGTTGGTCCGGTAAAAGTCACTGCCGCCCAGATCGGCAATTATGTCCTGACCGGCAGCGGCATGAACGGCGCTCTGACGCTCGGCACCTCCGGCAGCGTCGCCGGCAGCGTGGCGCTTTCTGGCTCGACGACGGGAGCGGTCACGCTTCAAGTCCCGGCGAGCAACACGTCCTATTCAATCACGCTTCCGAGCGCTGTTGCTGGCGGCAATGGATACATCCTGACGTCGACCACTGGCGGCGTGACCTCTTGGACGAACCCGACCGCTCTCGGCGTTGATCTCGATGTCGGCACGACGGCCATCACGGGCGGCACAACTGGCCGCGTGCTGTATGATAACGCTGGCGTGCTGGGGGAATATTCGTCTGTGCCTGTCAGTTTCGGCGGCACGGGTCTGTCCACAACGGCAGCGGGCACGCTTCTTTCCTCGACCGCTCTTAACACTGTCTCGGCTACGGCTACGCCGACTCTTGGCGTTGCGGGCACGACAGCGGGCACGCTCGGCTTGTCAGGTTCAGGCAGCGGCGTCGTCACGCTGGCTACGGCTTCAGGCGCGGCGGGCACATGGACGATGCGCCTGCCGACGACTGGCGGCACGAACAACTACCTTCTGAAAACGGACGGCTCTGGCAACACGGATTGGGTAAATCCGACCGCGCTCGGCATTGATCTCGATGTTGGCACGACGGCCATCACAAACGGCACGGCTAACCGTATTCTGTATCAGGACTCGGGCAACGTCCTTCAAGAAAGCGCCAACCTTCAGTTTAACGGCACGACGCTGACGGTTGCTAATGACGCGTCGATCAGCGGGTTGACGGTTGGTAAAGGCGGCGGCGCGGTATCCACTAACACAGCGATTGGCGCAGGAACGCTTGCCACTAATTCTACGGGCGTTCAAAACACAGCGGTCGGCTATCAATCGCTCAACGCCAACCAAACCGGCACCAACAACGTCGCCGTTGGCGATAGTGCTTTGGCTGCGAATACGGGGAGCGCGAATACAGCAGTAGGAAGTGGAGCCCTATCAACTAATGACATTGGAACTCTAAATACAGCGGTCGGTCAAAACGCGCTAAGGGCGAATACATCCGGTTCCAACAACACCTCAGTCGGTCAAGGCTCTCTGCGTCAAAATCTAACAGGAAGTGACAATACGGCTGTTGGCAGGAATGCACTTAATAATTCTACTGTTTCGCAAAACACAGCTATTGGGTCTGGTGTGCTGGCCAATAATACGACAGGCACCCCCAACACCGCAGTCGGCTATTTAGCCCTCAACGCCAACCAAACCGGCACCAACAACGTCGCCGTTGGCAACAATGCTTTGGCTGCGAATACGGCGTCGTTTAACAGCGCGCTTGGTAGCGGTGCGTTGCAGGCGAACACCACGGGCGTCAGCAACTCCGCTTTTGGTGTGAATGCGCTCTCCAGCAACACCACGGGCGTCAACAACTCCGCTGTTGGTGCGGGTGCGCTCGCCAGCAACATCACGGGCAGTAATTCAACGGCTTTAGGTTGGCAGTCTCTATATAGCTGCACCGCCTCCGGCCTCACCGCTGTTGGCTATCAAGCAATGTATTCCAGCACAACGGGCATATCTAATACGGCCATCGGGTATCAAGCGTTATACATTAACACTACAGGACAAAATAACACGTCTGTGGGCTATCAGACATTATACGGCAATACTACAGGCGTCGTAAACACAGCGGTAGGTGCCGGCACACTCTCGAATAACTCAAGCGGCAATTATAACAACGGGTTTGGCACATCTGATTTTGTTGTTGGAACAGCTTTAGGGGCTAACTCTACCGGGTCGTATAATTGCGGTTTTGGTAACGGTGCAGGTGCTTCAAATCAAACGGGAGACGGAAATAGTTCTTTCGGGCATCAAGCGTTAAACAAAAATACCGCTTCGTATCTTACAGCTTTCGGTATGCAAGCCTTATTTAGCAACACAACGGGGACAGGTAATACTGCTGTTGGATATCAAGCATTATACACAAACTCTACAGGTTCTAATTCTACGGCGGTAGGTCAAGTTTCCCTTACTAGCGCTACAGGAGGATATAACTGTGCGTTAGGCCAAGGTTCGGGTCGATATGTTACTACAGGGGCAGGAAATACGTTTCTTGGCTCCTATACAGGCCAATATGGCGGCAGCGGGTCTAACCCGACAACTGGTTCGTTTAATACCGAAATCGGCTACGGCGCTGTCGGATCGGGTAACGCCGTCGTAGGTGAAATGGTTATAACTGCGCCGGGCATAGACGCGGCTACTACGGGAAAAGGAACGGGTACAACATTTATATTTTCCGCAAATGGTAGTGGAACCGCCGGTGCGGTCTATAACGGCAAAAATCTTACGACATGGGATCAAACATCGGATGCCCGCATAAAGAAAAACATCGTAGATAATGATGTCGGACTTGAAGTCATAAATAAAATTCGCGTTCGTAATTTTGAGTATCGGACGCAGGAAGAAATAACTGAAGTTCCATCTTCAGCGGCAATCAATTCTCCCGGCCTTCAACTTGGCGCTATTGCGCAAGAATTGCGAGAGGTATTGCCGGAGTGCGTTAATGAAAGCAGTTTAGGTGTTCTGTCTGTAAATCCAGATAGACTTACTTGGCATCTTGTTAACGCGATTAAAGAACTTTCGGCTCAGGTCGAAGAACTTAAAAAGAGGGTAAAATGAGCATTACCTACAAATACTCCATAAATCAGTTGGAGTGTTATCCGACTTACGAAAGCCAGACGGACGTTGTGTTTAACGTCACTTGGTCGTATCGCGGCGTCGATGAAAACGGCGTCGGTTCGTCGCGTGGCGGTCGCACGGAAGTCACTTACAATGCCGGCTCGCCGTTCACGCCGTTTGCGGAACTGACCGAAGCGCAGGTGCTGGGCTGGGTCAATGTCACGCCCGAACAGCAGGCCGCGATGGAAGCGGAAATTGCTGGCGATATTGAATGGCAGAAAAACCAGACCAACGAGCCTGTTTCGCCGCCGCTTCCGTGGGGCAATGCCCAGCCGGAGGCCGCTGAGTAATGCGGACGGTTCTT